CAGCTGTCAGAGAGGTGCAGCCATCGTACATGGAGGCGCAGCCGCCTTCGCCGATGGTGGTCAGTTGTGGCATATCAGCCGCAGCTGTCAGAGAGGTGCAGCCATAGTACATGGAGTAGCAGCCGCTGTGGCCGATGGTGGTCAGTTGTGGCATATTAGCCGCAGCTGTGAGAGAGGTGCAGCCATGGTACATGCCGGCGCAGCCGCCTTCGCCGATGGTGGTCAGTTGTGGCATATCAGCCGCAGCTGTGAGAGAGGTGCAGCCATTGTACATGGAGGAGCAGCCGCCTTCGCCGATGGTGGTGACGTTTGGCATCGCGGCCGCAGCTGTGAGAGAGGTGTTCAAACTTTTTTCTCCGAGGCTGGCAAACAATAAAGCAAACCCCCACGCCGGAATTTCTGTAATTTCTATGTCTTTATCGAGCAGGCTCATGATGTTTCCGCCCGCTGCGATTTTACCCATCATTTCAAAATGTGAGAATAACGGCGTATCCGCTACTTCGGGGAAAGTTCCAAGACCGTTGGGGTTATCGCCGCGCAGATACACGCGGTCACCAATTTCAGTAAGCGTCAGTGTGGCAAACGTATGCGTGCCATCGGAGGTGGTGTGTTGCCACTCTTGCCAGGTCTCACCATCAGTGCTGTATTCCAATTCGGGAGCTGTTGTCAGTGTGGATAACATAGACACTGTGCTGTTCGCCTCTTGAGCCTCGAAGTACATGTAATCAACCGTGGGCGTCGGCGGCACTGGCTGTTCAAGTGCATCAACAATAAGTGGCATAGCCTGATTGCCTTGCTGCTTAATAGCTTCGTATGATTCGGAGCCTGCAAGGCTATCAGCAATAAGTGGCGTGGCCTGATTACCCTGTTCTTGCGCAAGTGTAGTATCAATTTGAACTTCAGAGGCCTTAGCAGCATCAATCACATTGGGCGCAGCTTGATTACCCTGCTGCTGGGCTAATTCCATATTTGTCATATTGTTCTAAATTATACTGTTTGATTAAGTTAATTAACTTTTCTGCATATTTCGGGTCAGTAGCATAACCACAGGCTTTAATAGCTTTTGCTTGAGCTTCAGGTGTTTTAGCAGACAGCACAGAGATATAACGCTTGCTAAATAAAAACAATCTATTATGGTCTCTGAAGCTGTCTTCGTATGATTTATATTTACGGAACTTAGAAACTATACGTGTTTTTACTCCGTTAATATATTCATAGGTAGTACACTCTACTGCCGAGCCGTCCCAATTAGCATTTGGTTTGCCGGTAGCTTTCATACCGAAAAGATTGTTACCTGGTGTGGATTTACCCCAGCCAGTTTCGAGTATAGCTTGTGCGATACACACCGAAGGGAGCAAAGCAGTATCTCGACATGCTGCTATTGCAGGCCGAGATACTGAATTGAGAAAATCTGTTTGCTTACTCATCGTTGTTTTTTAGAATTTAATATCCACACCATACATGGGCTTTTCTAATTTAACGGGTGTACTGAGAATAGTTGTGCCAGTATGCGTAAAGGCCATAAGCCCTGATGGGAAGACAGTGCATTCGTAATAATATGGTGCACTGGTGTTGCCCGTCTCTGAAATACGATAAGCAGCTAAGCCGCTACAGGCCGGGGGTAATTCGCCGATGCCTATAGTCACAGCAAGAAGGGCAAATCCGCTAATCATTTCCGCTGATTCTTTTTCTATTGTGAAAAGCTCATCAGGCGTTAGGCTGTTAAAAAGCGCGCTAATATCTTCATATATTTCACCTGGCTCTACTTGAGAAACGGCATCCACGTTATTTTTACAGAAGTCTAAAAACTCGGAGCTAAGAGCCATAAAAATAAATGCTTGCGGTTCTTGCTCCTCAGACTCTGGGGTATAAATCTCTTTAAGGTGAAAAAAAGCAAGTTTTGGACTGACAATTTTCATATTGTCATAAAGTGTTTGAGCTACCGTTTCATCGGCTTGAGCAGCTTCAACGGGATAGTCATCAAGCTCTGCAAACGTAAAGGCTGCCTGCTCGGGCAAAATGTATGAACTTCCGCCGCCGCCGAATTCACCGGCTAAGGCCGCGTCTAGCAAATTGGGTGCAGCTTGATTACCCTGCTGCTGGGCTAATTCCATATTTGTCATTTTTCTAATTTTTCTAAAAGTGATTTAATAAGTTCTCTGTTTGTTTCGTCCAAAAGGACTTCTTTGATTTTTCGTGCGGTGTCTTCAATTTCAGCTTTACGCTTATCTGTGTTCTTTTCATAAATGCTTTTTAGCTCTATGAAGCATGTAAAGATTGTACCCAGACCTGTGAATATTGGCAGCATAACAAAAGCTTTGCCGCTTTGAGCTGCTAAAATAAAGAAGCTAAGTACCTGAATAGCATCTATGCAAGTAAGTACTGCAAGCATATTCAAGTATTTAACGAGCTTCTCGACAGTCAGCCGCAGTTTTCTGGAGCTACGATATTCGCCACGGGCTTTAGCTTTACGCACACCAGATATTAGGTCCAGTGCTACGGCTAGAACACACATCAAATAACAGACGCACAGAAAGAATAAAGGTAGTGTAAATGTTTTCATTATTTCACAACAGTATATCCCGTAAAGGAAACGTTAAGATTATTCTCAAGTAAATGGCGTAGTCTGTTGACATCGTCAGCATCCAATTCTATTAAGTTAAATAAACTAATAGTTGGTTTGGTCTCTAGCTCTTTATCCATAGCCATAACGGTATTTTTAGCGAACTCCGGAATAGCGTCGTCTGTTAAATTCAATTTATCAAGACTTGATTGAATAAATGGACGAACCGCTGATTGCAAAGTTGGCATAAATAAAAAGCCCAAGTCATTAGCGATGGAATAGTCAGCAGAAACAGGAAAGAATTTACGGGCCCACGCGTTAGCGCGCTCAACAGAATCAAGCTTATTAAGATAAGCCCCAGCAAGTGTACTGGCTAAGGGCCTAAGCCACTCAGTGATGACCGCAACTAATTTATCTAAGTTAGTATATTCCATAATAAGGTTTTTTAAGTAAGGACTCGGCATATCTCAGCCGAGTCCCTGACGTGTGAAAAGAAACTACTAACCGTTGGTCGTGACTGTTGAACTTGATTGAGTTACAGGCGCTTCAGGCGCAGGCGGAAACGGACCCCAGCCTGGCGCTATATTGCCGTTGGGAACCATGAGGCGCGTAAGACCAAACAAATCGTTGACTTGCTTTTGAATGCAAGCCACCGCGGCGTTGTTGGTGCCATTGTACAGCATCTGCTGAGCTTGAAAGTCGTTGAGCTGCTGTTTCACGCTGGCGACCTGCTCGTTGGTGTAGAGCTTCGAACGAAGTTCTGCCAATTCACCGTCTTTCGCAATAGATTCACGAACGAGGCCTAGCTCATAGCGTGTAACCGGCCGGTCATCACCATCATGGCGCGGACCGCGTCCAAACCATCCGTTCATCATTCCAAGTGCGCCAGCTGTTCCGACAGCGCCCAGCACAGTGTTCAAAGAACCCTGGCCTTGAGATGTTACGTTCATCTCTCCATTTTCTGTTTTAATCTTCATAATGCTTAAGATTTAGGATTAAAAAAAAACTATTTAGCCCCTTCGGCTTTTTTCTTAAAAAGTGACCAGGGCTTTTTACCTGTTTTCAATCTAGCCACTAAGTTCTTGAAGGCTTCTTTCTGCGCTTCGGTCAATGTTACTTTTTTAATTTCAGGCATAACTTTTATAATTTAATGAGTTTATAACATTTCTGTAACAGCATACCTTAATATGCGCATATCTGGTGCTTTAATTGCTCTAATCTCCAAAACACTATTAGCTGCCAAAGTATGCTCGGTATATTTTAACACGGATTCATTATCTGTATCAATAGTGTTTATGGTAATATTACGTGGCGTAGCTGTTGTATTAACTAAATATATATAATAAACAGCTTGAACCGGGAAGTTACTTGGTACTAAATCTACCCTTAGATTGACACTGGAGTCTAAGAGATAACCACATCTAATATTAGTGCCGAGACGTGGTATATCTTCGGCATCAGTTTGCATCTTCGGGTCTATGAAAGAAGGCGCTTGCCCAATATAAAAGTCAGCTCCAAGGTTCTCACGTGAAAAAGTACCATCTTCACTAATATTATAACGACCGCCAATGCGCTCGACCAAATCAACACGATGCGTTAACTTATCCAAGCCAACATCCGTTGAATTTTCAACATAAGCTGTTGCTGGAAACTTAGTCTCTTCAGGTGTATACTGCACTGAGGAGCCCAGAGGTATAACATCCCAGTTAACAGCTACTGTAAATTTGGGACGAGAAACACCCGGGTCTATTTCATGCGTTTTATATCCAGTTAAAGCGCTGCCATGACTAGTATATGTTGCAACCAGTTGCTCCGTTAAATTAACTTTATCGTATGCGTATATAGTAAATGAACTAGTATTGTTAGTTTTTTCGGCCTCTTTAACGTAAAAAATAGTATCAGTTCCAAATGTATTGCGCCTTACTGCTGCATCAACAACAAAAGTATTATCTGTATAGGCGAAGCTCTTGACAGCCATAGCCCATGTATTGTTACCAGCCTCGTCATAAATAACGGCGAAGCCAGACGTAAAAACAGGCTGACTTGCTATATTAAAGTTGTGATAATTACCAGGAGTAAAAGATAGATAAAACTTAGGATATTGATTTACGGCTGGCTGCGTAGCCAGATTTGCCATGCCGTAAAAACGCATACCAGTGCCGAGTGCGTTGAGCAATTCCTGCAAGATATTGTTCAAGCCAGGGCCTGTTATTTCATTAGCAGCATTAGCTTTTATATAAGCATTTATATCAGCAATTAGATTCTCGTACATATTTAAGAATTACTAAAGTCATTATTATAGTCATTGTTAAAATCGCCATGCACACCCGGTATGTATCCGCTAGGATTAGCGGCCACTAAATCGACGTCAAAAGACATGTTCACAAGGGCTAAATGTCCTTGTTCATCCCAGTCAACATCCATCGTCATTGTCATGGGCTCTAAACGTTCGCTGTAATTAGGAAAATCATATCGCGTTACAAACTTATTGTCACAAATACGCATTATACGCAAAGAATCACATAAATATTCGGGTGCAGAAAAAGCGCATCTATACGTTTTTTTACTTACAGCTGATTGCACAAAATTATAACCCAACCTGGATATTAATTCCTCTTCAAAAGTATATTCAGGTTTGCCTAATAAAGTGTCAATAAAGCAGCTCGGCTTGTAGCCATATTCGTATGGTATTATTCTACGGCCTATAGCTAAGTTAGTAGTATTCCACCACTTAAGTTCTATATAGTTGTGTATATCATCAGTGACATAAAGCCTGTCTGAATAATAATCATAGTTTTCAAAAGTATATTGTCTTCTAAATCGTAACACAATAGACATAGGACCTAGAGGCCAGGCACCATTGGGGAATTCTAAATAGCCGGGCTCTGAAACTACAAGTATTTTTCCGCCTAATACTTCTAAATGAAGGCTATTGATAAAATCATCAAAACTGGGGCCTAAACTTACACTAATAGTTGATACAATGCTAGTACCATCACCGAATACAATACGAATAGCATTGCAGTCAACGGGCTGTGCGCTATCATACTCAATGTCTGTATAAATGTAAAAACTAGGAATATATACCCTGTTTTTAGCTCTGTCAAAATGCACAATGCGCTTATAGGGCACGGTAAAGGCATAATCATTACGTTCGTCTAAGCTACTAAGCTTATCGAATGTTAAATGCTGCCAGTCATAACTCGTGAACCCAGAAGCTTTATAAAATGGTATAACAGAACTATATAACATACGGCGAATATAATAAAAAATTCAATATAAATATAAAATCTAAAATTTTTAGTTCTTTTTAGCCTTTATGTAAAAGTTTAACTGTAGCGTATCTGGAATCTAAATCCAGTTTATAGCTTAAAATAAAGCCTTCGCCAAAGCGCGTATTAATAAGCTTCTCCATATCAATATCGGCATCTACGGGTATCTGTATCTCCTGTATAAAATACCTGGCCCGTTCTTTGACTTGATAAGTGCAGTGGTCGGTAAGCACGCTTGCAAAATTCCATCTATAATATTGCAATAATTCATAAGAAGTTGCTTTATAATTAGTCGGCCATAGATTATATGGGTAATTATTCAAACCGTGTATATCACACCGGGTTACTTTTGTGTATGTTAAGCGTATATCACCTGTTCTGCCATCTCTAGCTGGAACTAATAAGGCTATGGCGTCTGACCTTTCGCTCATGCTTGCATACATATAATCGACGTCGGTTTTGAAGTCACCCAAAACTATCTCTTTGGTATCTAAAGTACGGCAAGGCTCTTCTAAGCACTTAATCTCTAAAGGCTTAAATAATTCTAGAGCATCGTCTGAATCGGCGGCCATTTTTATTGTAGAATACAGATAGCTATTATCAGCCTGAATTTTTCCTTGGCCATAGTCTATAATAGCTTTTGTATAGGCATCACGTATGGCTAAAGTATCGTATTGTACATTGTCAAGTTTATTAATACCATAAAACCAAGATATGTGTTCTAGACGCAATCTGCCGGATTCATCTACAAAATAATATATTTGAAAAGCATCACGCAGCATATCAAATATTTTTTTCAAAGACAGATTTATCTTCTGGGCCTCTACGTTAAATAATCCGGCTTGTATATTAGAGATATGAGTTAAATAAATCAAAGGCATGGGCACTGAAACTTGTTGCGCTGGTAATAGCATGTTAGAATTACTATACAAAATAGAGCTATATTCACTAGTCTGTGCAAATTTTATATTTGGTGCGACTTTTTGTAATAGCTTAGATATTGCGGCGCCAACAGTAAAAAAATGATGTTGCTCAGTATTGTAATACCAAGGTGCTAAGATACTGATAAAATTATTTGACAACACTGCATAAAAAGATACGCCTGACCAAAAATATTGACCAATTGGTATAAAATGCTGCCTAATGCTGGAACCTTGTGTATTTTTATATGTATAATAGCTATATGAGCCCTTAGCGCCAAGTCCGGCATCGGTTAATTGCATCTGAGTGGAGCCATGCAGTCTAACATAAAACATATCATAAGATACAGGCCTTATTAAATGAGCATCTTGTAAGCGACCGTCGAATATTGTCTTATACAATTCGGTGCTATAAATAATAGGCTTATATACAAAATATTTATACGCTGAGCCAGTATACGCAAAATCATTCGCACTAAGTTCTACTGTAAAACTTGCAGCATTATCAGATGCATAGTCTTGCACTTCAATATTAGGTGATACTTTTTTTGTAGTAAGAATACGGCAAAAAACATTAAAAACATTATGATTACGCACAGCACACCGGTCTGTTGTATCTTGTAAGTTAATAAACTGCGTGCCAGAAATATTATCGGGAGAAAATAAGCATGACGTGCTTACTGGCGTGGTTGACATGTAAACAGTAGTATTATCACTTTTTCTATTTATAGTTAATATACGAGTACTGGGATTGATTAATATATACCAATTTGACTCGTCATTATTAAAACGAACAATGCTATTTGTTGGTTGGTATACCTGGGCTATTTGATTATCTGATGTAGTAGCATAATAAAAACCGGCTGGACTGTCAATTATACTGCTGCCGGGCTCACGATAGTTTCCACCTACAATTTCAATTTCAGCCTGTCGACCCGCTAATTGAAAACCAAACTTACTAAGATATAAAATTCTAGCATAGTCTGGGGCCCATTTTTCTTTAACCCAATCAGGCCGTATGTTAAAAATCTTAGCGTAAAAACGCCAAACCAATAACTCAGCCCAAATAATACCAGCTGTAGGTATTAAAGCCCAAAAAATATTATTGTCAGGCTGTATGCTCTGTTGATAATTGTTTATAATATTTGAAATAAAATCATCTGGGGTTTCTTGGTATGTAATATCAACTTCTGTGGCTGAGCCTCCAACAATATTAGTAATAGTCTCTGCGCCGTCCACATATACCTGCAGCATAGCTGGTATATTAAACTCTAAGCTACTGTGCTGGTATCCGCCCTTAGCTATATTAACTGTAGTATTAAGGCACTTATCTAAATATGCTTTATAACTACTATTAGTAAAATCAACAGTAAGTTGTCGTCTGTCATAGTCCAAAGAGCACTCAGCCTTTGTAAACGGCAAGCTCTTATATATGCTATAATAGCTCGATTGTGAATAATCATATCGTTCAATCTCAAATACCAAAGCGTCCTCGGCGGTAATAGCTTCTATATAATCAAAAGTTCCGGCCTTAAATATTAGGTCTGAGTTCAAAACAGTAGCATATCCCATATTATCTGAAGACCTTGCTTTATCAATGGATAGCTTAGAAAAAACAGGATGCGTGTATCTAGTTTCAAACTTAAAAAAAGAATCAGATGCTGGAGAAAAAACTCTTGAGTCCCACGAAATTATATAAGATGTATGTGAATCTATTGGAAACTGCCTGGTAACTTCTGTAACTAAGTAAAAATCATTTACGCCTAATAATTCACCATCTTGAAAAACAGCTACCTTAACGGCTCGTCCTAAAAAATCATCGCTTAAATTAAAATAAATACCGCCGATTTGACCTTGCGTTATAAGCTCAGTACTATTATAATCATAAGTATCATAATACGTACCAGTGGAAGTTAATCCTGTATTATAACGTATACGCGCTCCGCGTACTCGCGTTAAGCTAAATCTATATTTTTGTTTTTTCATATTTTTATTGATGCCTTATAATTGTACGTGTATTACCATTAATTATTACAGTAGCGTCTCCAAACTCATGAATCTGCCTTTTATTCTGCTTAATCAAAGTACCTAAAGAAGACTCGATATTACTAAGGTTAATGCTAGGCTGCAAAATTTGCTGTATATTATTTATAGACTCTGAACGGCCCTGCATGTACGTACCCTCATTGAGACTATTAATCAAACCAGGTAAAATACTTTTGTATCGGGCTGTGCTCCTACGATTAATAATAGCTAATGCTTCGCCGCCTTCGGCACGCATATTACGGCCTCGACTATTTTTAGTATGCAAATCAATATCATTACCGGACGCGTGGCTACCGCCTTCTAAGAACTCGAGACCGCCTCGGCCGTAATTAGAAGTCAGCTGAGCCGCTTTGACTTTAGAGGCCACAAAGGCCGTAAACATAGCTGCAGTAGAAACGGCCGCTAAGACAACACCGGGAATACCCAACGGTGCAAAGGCGGACCATAATTCAGCTGTAGCTGTTGTTAATGAAGAAGCCTGTGATAAAGAATCAATTGCGGCTTTTGCGCGTTCAGCTTTTTCAAGTTCTATTTGCTTAGTACGTAAAGTCTTTTGCTGAAGCAATAACTCTCTCTTAGCCGTATCGACACTATGCGCGTAACCATTATTACGTGCTTCTATCTCTTTTTCATATGTACTTTTGGCCTCAGCTACTTTTTCCTCTGCTAATTCTTTTTCTTTTTGACGAACTTGTATCTCAGCATCAAGAATCTCATTAAGGCTATTAATTATTTGTTGCTTAGCTTGTTCTAAAGCATTAAGTTGGTCATCACCAAAAAACGCAGGTGCTATATTGGCAAAAACACCGCCAAGTAAACCGTACTGAGAAAAAGCATTAAGTCGCGCTGAAGTTAAAATACGTTTAAGCTCTTCAGCTTGATTACGTAGTATCTCTTTTTCCTGCTCATTCAAGTTTTTAATACCAGCTTCAGCTTGACGCAGCTGCAACTCTAAGCTTTCTATTTTATGCCTAGTTTCCACCATAGTACGCTGTAAGCTATTACTACTTGGGAGTCTCGATAATTCAGTTTGCTGTGTTAAATCAAGATTCTTTGTCTGATAAGATTCAGTAGTCTCGTTAACGTTTTTCTGATAAATATTTAAAGCCTTCCTAAGTGCATTACGCGTTTCTTCATTAGTTAATGTTTGAATATAATTATTAAGAAAAGCATTTGCGGCGTTAGTTCCCTCTTCAGCATTAATCTTACTGTAGGTTTCCATTATACCGGCATAGTTAACACCAGCTTCTGTTAAAATCTTATTAACCTCCTGCGTAAATCCTATATTAAGATTATCTAACTGCGCTTTGTAAGCTTCCTTAGAATATTCATTTGCCATCGCTAATGTAGCATCGTTGAGGTCTTTACGTATAGCCAAATTCTTATCAGCATACTCCTTATTAAGGTCTAATAACTTAAGAGTCCACTTAGCTATAATGGCCGCTTCATCAATCTTCTCACGTTCGGTCAATTTACTATTTTCCAATAACTCTTTGCGCATCTCGGCCACAATAAGTCTACGGCGCAATTCATAAATATCCTCAATATTACCACGAGTAGCTTCAAGCTCAGCTGCTGTTCTTTTACGTACAACCTCAGTAGAACGAATATAAACATCAGCGTCCCACAATTCTTTTTGACGCTTATAATTTTTCTCAAGCTGTGCTAAAGCAGCATAGGCGTTATTATAAATCTCATCTATTTTCGTAAGCTGACTATCTGTCAGAGACTTATTATTAGCCTCTACTTTACGCTGAGTATCGGCTATAATATTAAGAAGCTGCTCGCTCTTTTCTTTATAGTCATGCTCAATCTTAGCAAATTGTTTAACAAGAGGGTCATCTTGACCTTCTTCATAAATATCATCATAAAGCTTAGTTACTTTTAAGTGCGTATCGTCGATATACTTACCAATATCTTTAACAAGATTTTTTGTTTTACGCAGAGGGTCTTCTAGGTCGGCCTGTTTTACTTCAATATTATTTAAAATACCTAAAAATTCATTGGAATATTTGTTACCCGCTTGTGTTATATTAATAGCTTCTTGCTGGGTTTTTCCAGCTTTTTTTATAGCCTTTTCATACTTATCATATTCACGAACTATCTTTTCAGCTATTTCGACGTCCTCAGGCTTATCGGCAAAATAAATACCTTCGCCAGCGCTCCCAGGCTTAGAATCACGTTCTGCGGCTATTTTTTTATCATAATCTTCAATTTTCTTACTAGCTACGTCATAATAGCCTTTAGCTAAAGACTCACCGAATAGAACTCCCCGGTCATAGCCAAGCTGCTTAGCATATTCTTTTATTTTTTCCTCACTCAGCTGCGCTTTAAGATATTCGGCAAAAGACTCTTCAAGCTTACCCTGCGCAGCTTTAAGCGCAACAGTAGCCATGGCTTGTTTCAATAAAGCTTTAACAAAATTGTCAGATTGCTTAACAAATAGATTCTCGGCTTCCTCTAGAGTTGTAATAGATACGCCAAGCTCATGAAAATCATTTTTGTGATTTTTTATCCAAGTTTGTTTCTCAGCTTCTGTTCTTAAAGCTTCATAGCCTTGCTTAAGTGTAATAAATGATGTATAAGCTTTACCGAACTCTTTGGCTCCTGACTTTACTTCGTCGTTAATAGCCTTTAAGACCTTTTGTGTATCTGTACCTTTTATCTTAAGAGCTAAATTTTCAAAGAAGTTTAAAATTTCATCACTTTTAGATAAAAATGTAAGAGCTACTACTACCAGCATATTAAGCCAAAACATACCGGACTTAAAAGCACTGGATATAACTTTCATTACACTTGGTACCTTTTTACCCTCAATCCGTGCTAACATTCTCACGCTATTTATCTCATCAAGAACCATTGGTATATTGTTGGATATAGCGAGAAAGAATGTATTCATATTAACCGTAGCTGCCGGCAATTCACGCACAACCTGTACAAGGGAAAATGTCAAGCCGTCAAATGTTCTCGCATAATTACCCACATTCATAGTGTAATCACCGAAAGACTCATGCATCAGCTTAATTTTATGCCGTGTGGCATCCATCACTTTGCCTAATTCACGTGCTGACATGGCAAGTTTACCCTGAGCTGTGTCGACCTTTATAGTATAATCCAGAGAGCCTCGTAAACTAATCGGTATTTTATCTAATGCTATTTTATAAAGTTTATATTGAGTCTCTAAGGCTTCCATTGAATTTGCTTCGGCAGCTCTAAGTTTAATAGCAAGCTCTTTTTCTCTACGCTCAGCCTTAGTTGCGTTAAGCTGTTTTTGTAACTCAATATACTCTTCGTTATCCAAGTCGATATTATGCTGTTGCGCCTTAGCTATACGTGCGCGCAATTTATCCAGCTCGGTTAATTCCTCCTTAGTGCCTCTAAGCTCAGCATTAAGTGCTTTTAAGGCTTCTTCGGCCTCTTGTAACTCTTGACGTTTTTGTAAGCCTAATGCGGAATTTAAGTCCGGTAAACCTTCAATTTCACTGCGTAAATCGCGTATTTTTTGACGATAGCTAGCTATAGAACCTTCAGCAGGGCCATCCTCAGGCGGATTAAGAACAGACTTCATTTTAGCCTTAAGCATATCAAGCTGTTCATTAACACGCACGATGCCACCTAGTACTTCATCACCAAATGCATTACGCTCGCTTGCCGTAAGACCGTTATAAACATCGCGTAAAAAGCTAACTTGATGCTGTAAATCTTTAATACTATTATTTTCAATCTCTTGCAAGCCTAAGGCTTTATCAACAGAAGCTCGGTATTCCTCTCTGGCAGCGATGGCCTCATCCAAAGTGGATACAAGGCCTTCTATATTAAGCTGTTCGTCTATGAACTCCAAATTCAAATTTACAGGACTACCCGCTGCTTGAGCCTGGCGCATCATATCATTGAAGGCTTCATAAGCCTTTCTATATGATACTTCTAGCTCAGTGGCTAGTTGTTTATAGTCATTAAGTTGAGCTACTTGCTCAGACAAAGTAGCTTTGAGCATATCGGCACGGATATTTTTAGGGTTTAAGGCCTCTTGTAAAGTTTTTTGGGCCGCTTCCAATTCGAGTACAAACAATTTAATATTCTCAATATTTTTTGTACCAAATTCTGAAGTACGTTCTGATTCGGCCAATAATTGATATTGCTCAACCAAAGTGCCAAGTTGTTGATTAAGACCTCGTATAGAATCAATCGCAACTGCATCTGTCTCAGTTAATCTTTGCATACCCCAGGCCATACCTTGTAAAGCTCCATCGGCCATATTCGTGGCTTCTTCAACTGCGGCGGCACCGCGCTGTAGCTCCTCCCAGCTATGCGCTAAAGCCATAGTATTACTAACTACGTTATTAAAAGCAGCCGACCCTTCTGCAACATCATCCAAGTCATGCAGTAAATTAAAAGCCGCGGCGCGAGACGCTTCATCAAGTCTTTCGTATGTATTAGCTACAGACGCTAAATAATTGCGTAATTGCTCTAATGATGGAACTGCACCGCCTAATAAATCAACAGCCGCGCCCTTAATGCTAGTATTAAAAGTACCAGCTGCTTGTGCCGCACCAGTAGCACTATTTTTTACTTTGTCGTACTCATTCGCTAATTCCTCTGTACTTGTAAATAAATCAATAGTTGCAACCTTTGATTTCTTAAAGGCCGCAACTGACTTTGATACGGCGTCGGCTACATCTTTATTAGCCTTAATAAAATACTCCGAATTTATAGCGGCCTCAGATAAAGCTTTAACAGAGCCTTCAACACCGCTAGAATATGCAGTATATGCTTTGGTTAAAGTATCTGCTATTGTTCGAGCTTGCCTCTTAACCTGGTCAGTATATTTATCACCGGCATCAGCTGCTTTATTGAGTTCTTTAATAAGTAAATCAACTAATCCGGATACGTCAAATAAATCCTTGAATAAATATTGTATTTCGTCCATTACTTTTTATTAGCTTTAAGTTTTTGCTTTGCTTGTTTTTGTAAATTTTCCAAAAGCCCATAAAATTGAAATACGGTTAGCTTATATGGGTCTAAACCTGTTTCTTGAGCTATCGCCATACAACATGATTCAAATTGCTTATCGTACTTAATTTCATACGTGTTTTTACCCGTCATTGGTAAGACCTTATAAGAATTAAGTATTTTAGCACTAATATCCTTCAATTTTTCTTGTATTATACTACGCTCTTCCTCTGTCTTAGCTAAAATAAGTTTTAATTGTAGTTTTGTATGTTGCTTAATCAGTAATCTATTTTTATGCTCTGTTGCGCTGCTTGAAAAATAGTCAGGATAATACGCCTCCAGCTCGGTGTTTAGTTTTTTTTTAAGAGCCTCAAATAGTTTATTGAAAAATCCAATCTTTTCACTATTTAATGACTCTATAATAGCTTTAAGATTAGTATCCGAATAGTCAGTTACAACAACATCATCAATACTATATATGAGGCATGCAAAAGCCATTAAATCGGTATTGATATTATTCTCAATAAACAACAAACTCTGTATAGTATTACTCAGTTCTAACTTAGCTTTGTTGACGTCAAAATCTATTAACTTAAGTATATTAGTATGATGCTTTACTACAGCATTTATATCGTTGCCAACGTTAGCACTGAATAAAACATACTTATTGAATCTCTGATAATTTACAATCGGTAATTCATCAATAGAATCATAATACTTTACTTTTTTTCCACCTAGCGTTTTTGTTTCCATAATCAAATTAACTTTTTAATTATAGCAGCAATAAAAATAGGCATAAAAAGATAAGCCCATGTATGCATAAAAATACACATAAAAATACACACAAATAAACTTGACCAAAAAGACAAGCAAAAATCGCAGCTTAATAAATCGGCCAGTAAAACATGCGGGGCTTTCGCTATGCATTGTTCCCTGAAGCCTGAAATTGTAAAAACATTAAGCAACCAAGCTACACCAAGTGCAACTAAAATCATTTCTAAAATAAAATCTAACATACGTTTATTTTTTGAATTTTTAAATTAAGTTCAAAGCGCAATCCCGCATAAGGATGCATAAAAAACATTTTATCAATATACTGAATATCCTCACCGGAATATAAAAAAGCGTTATATACCTTTTCAATAGTATATCCTTTATAGATATTCTCGAAGCGGTCATAAACACGCAAAGGCAAAACCTTACCATAAGACAAAATACCGGGACTTTGTAATACTTCCAGCACCTGCTGCTTAAGTTCCTCTAAATATACAAAATCTGCATTGCCAAAAATCTTCTGCTGATTACACCAAAGAACTAAAGCACCTTCGTATGAAAATACAGGCGCTCCACGTGTACCAAGCTCAACAAGCTGCGGGTCATAAATGTCAAACCACGTAAAATTACCTAAGTTATCATTAGGTGTCATATCAATATACTCGCTATCTTTAACATAAATAGCAGGATAGATATACTTGCGTCCGTCATTTTCATATTTGACGTTCTTATAAGCACGACCAAAAGCATAATCAAGCCACGGCAACTTTTCAAGCAGAGTTTCCTGTATATTTTGAAGCACTAAATCCAACAAAACTGGATTAGGCTTTGAAACTATGCCATCTACTAATCGTTCAACTTTAGACATAATAATTATTACTTAATGAAACCTTGAGCACGCCAATTGGCTCTTATCCTGTGTAATCCACTTGTTTTACGTATTCGTTCCTTTAAGCGCTCCACATAGCCTTCGGCCTTAATTACTAAATTCCTATCCGAAGTTATTCTACGCTTTACACGATTAGCAAAAGCAGCAGCTCTATCAGCATCACCACCTAAAATTGTTGCAAATATAGCCTCAAAGGCATATACACGCAGTAAAGGAACTACAACATTATTAAAATGCAAATCAGTAAAACGTAAAATATCTTCTCCATATTTATCTAATAAATCAGGTGTATATGCTGTAGGGGATGATACATAAAAGCCTTTATCTGTTATGACGAATCGCATCCGCTTATAAAACTTACCGGTATTGTATAAAGTTACACGGTCTGTGGGCTCACCTACGATTAGTTTATTTTCAATAGTTTTAAGCGCATATGGCGCGTAGTCAAAAATAAGCCAGCCACTGCCGTTTTGACCATATTTATATAACTGGTCATAACGAATTAAGTCCAATAAAAATTCTTCATTCTCTTCTAAAGCTTTTTTTAATATATCAACTAAGCCCGAAGTACCCAAAGACCTAAGCCTATATGTAACATTTCGCATAGTGGCTTGAAAATACCGCGGTGCGTGGTCTTTAGTATAATATGGATTCTTTTTAACGTAAACCTTAGGCATTGCTACACTGTTCTATATTTTATACCGTTATTCTTACACTTAAGACATACTTTGCTGATACCGGATAAATTAAGCTGTAAAGCTTTATATGCTTCGTCCAACTTAACTTTCAGGCCCTGCTTATTACCAATGGGGTCCGTAACCTCAAGCGCAGCAGCAATATCATTACGTGATACGTTAATAGCATGCCTGTTAGTACGAACATCTGGGTTATATAGCATCTCGTAAAGAAAATCTACCGCTACTTGATAGAATAAAACACTTTTTAGCTCATTGATATTATCAAGCAACACAGAAGTTATATCACAATACACCTTGATATTAAAATTAAGACCATAGCAGATACTGCTGTTATAATCAAAATTAGTAATATCAAAAACATCTGTAATGCTATTAACATCAGAAATGGCTAAGGGATGTACTTCTAAGTATTTTGACCAAAAAGACCAAAAGCCATAGTTAAGCTCTGAGCACGTTCTGCACGGTTTCTTTGACCAATCATATTTTGTATTAAGAGCCTGTTTATTCAGAGCCTCTAATGACTCCTGCGGATAAAGTAAATAGATACTGCCAAGCTTATTCTCGGTTAAGTAATCAGCAAAATTTATAGTGCTATTATTAACCTCAATAAACTCTTGGGTGTTGGGTAAAAATATACCGGCACCTTCTATGTCACTAAAGTTCAGTACCCCAGCAGAAGTATACACCTTAATATCTGAAAGTACAAGACCCAAGCCAATATATCTGGCCGGCACTAGCTCAAAACCAACATAAGTTTTTTCCTTATTAGGAATTACTCTGTTCTTATTATACGTATTAGACTGCAATTGCGTTTGCTGCACAAGCGTTTTATCCTTAAAAGTGATAATGCGCTCGTCGACTACACGTAAAAGCATCTTGGCTATACTAGCGCGCACTTTTTCCCGAACCCAGACAGAAAAATAATTAGTTTTAACCCAAAACTCAGAAGACGTACTGGGTTCTACGTTAAGACTATACTTAATAGCTCTATACATAGAACCTTGATACGTAATTACATCGTCGGTATTATATGCTTTATTCGACTGCCATTCTGGCGCCGAATTATCATTTGCTAAAATATCTTGTGGCGCAATACTTTTTAAGTTATTTATAGTTAATAGCGGATGCGCCTGCTGATACGTAAGGCCTGATGTAGTAACTAACATATCGTCACTGAAGACCTCCGAAAAAAGTTCATTGGACCAACCAATTAAATCCAATAGGCTATTAACCAACTTTGAACGCTTTGTATTCATGCTCATTATTTTAAGGATGAGGGGACATCTGCATTACTAACAAACATCCCCTCTTTGAAGCACACAATAAAGAAAATCTACGACTTGACCTTATTCAACATCGTACGTAGGTACGGCGAACTTAGCGGCGTCAGAAACAGCATCAGCAACATCAAAAGCAATGATAGGCTGGGCAAGCTGGGCCGGGTTACTGTTGTATGTTGTAAGGAAAGCAACGTCAACGGCAAAGCCATAATGCTCCTTACGAGTACGAGTCATATCGGCGGAAGCTGCGCCAGCAATACCCGAATAGTCACCAACTGAATCGTAGAAGTACGTTCCAACTGGAATATTGAGAACTGGCAGGTTAACAATATCCCACTCGTGACCATCTCCGGACACAGTGCCGAGCAAGCAATCGCGCTCAAATCTGGTCAACAAACCGATGGAGCCTTCGGCTATGGCGAAGCCTGCGGCGAATTTTCCGTCAGCCGGATTGATATTGTTAGTGTAGAAGAATGTTTTGTCTGCGTACTCGTTCAGCTTATTGACGTCATTCTGGGCGCCATGCTGCTGCAGCTTCTGAACAAGGCTGGCAATACCGGGCGTGCCGACGATGTCAATAGGTGTGTTGAAATCATTGGCGGCCATAATAGTGGCCAAGTCACCAATGAGATTCATGCGCGCGGTCCAAGGAAAGTTGAGAACACCGGCTGTTGCTGCATAGCCAAGGGCGTCGGCGTAAACTTGCGTCTGTTCGGCGGTAAGAGCTGCGACCGCGGCGTCATCGAGCGTTTTGGCAAATTTGTTGATGTACTTCAACATTTTAGCTTCAAAGTCTCTTTGAATCCCGATTTCGTTGTTCATATACAACGCGGGAGCAATGGTAAAACCCCAGGCGTACGTGGCAAACGTAATCTGGACCATACGAGAAGTGTTCTCGCTGTCAGGAATAGTCACCGTACGTGTGTTGCCGATAGTTACGCCGCCATCATAATCGATGACCGGGGTTTCAAACGCGGGAGCTCCGATAGAACGCATTGCCTTCTCCTTCATCTCGGGGGTGATGAAAGTAAGAGGGCTCTCAGTTTGAGCTTTGAAGGCATCAAAAGCACCATGCATTCGCAGCCGGTTCTCATACTTGTCAATCTTTGAATTTGCGCGCATATTCTGCGTGCGGGTCAATACTAAACTCATAATGTTACTTTTTCATTTAATGATTAATTATTATTTAAGTGGCAATTCTGAAACTTTGTTCTCATCGCGCAGTTTGCTAAACTGTTCATAGAACTCTTGGTCAAGAACAGTTAGGCCCTGCGCAGTCAAATGCGCCTTAATAATATTATCGGCCTCAACCTGATTTTTTGCACCGGAAATAACCAAGGTCGAACCAGAAGTAGTGACTCTAGGTTCTCCAGTACCGGTACCACCTGTTGTGGTTGTATCGATAATATCTTTAAGTGCAGTTTGACGTAGTACAGCTTCAATAGTAGCTTCTTTACCATCAAGCATAACCGTTGCGCCTTTACTGTCAACAAGTTTAAGGCTTTGCTGGCCATTATTCTCGACGAGCTTCGGCGTACCTGTAGCTTTTAACTGCGCCAAGGCTGTGGCCTTCATAGCTTCAACTACTGAAGCCGGCATTGTACCGACTAGCTTGATATTCTGATAAGCTTTAGCCAGTTCATTGTCAAAATAAACTTGCGTAAGCTTATTTTCATAATCGGTTTTGCTAGCCGTTATAGACTCATTAAGCTGCGTAATCTGCGTGTCGCGCTCAGTCACAGACGCGTTAAGCGTATCAATCGTGCTGGTCAATTCGGTAATCTTTGATTTGGCCTGCTCAAGCTCCGTTTTTGTGGAACCATAATTGGACAACTCAGTTTCGAACTGACGAACAACACCAGTTAACGCTATAATCTGCGCGGGCGTCAATTCGGCAAAGGCAGGGTTTCTTAAAATTTCTTCAAGCGTTGGCATTTTTTATAAAATTTTAGTTAAAGTTTACTTTTAAGGTCTTCCGGTGCATAAAGCACTGAATACTTATAGCCAAGCAATTTAGCATTACGCTTAAGTTGCAAAAACTGCTTATACGTATAGCACTGCTTGTGTGTCACACCTACAGGCTTGCCCGTTTCAGGGTCAAACTTAGAACCGCGGGTCAGCTCAACGTGAATGTAGTTCTCTAACCCCTTCTCAGGTTTATACACACCATCATTAACGGTTTGCGGCTCCTCGGGTGATTCGTTTTTAACCGACTCCTTGCGGTTAAGCATATCGGAAATCGTTGCGACATAAATGTCCAAATCTTCAAACTGGTCACGCAACTCTGGGTTATCAGGTTGTGCGACCAAAGTTTCATGAACCACTACTTTTTGGTCATTTGCGGCCTTAAGCTCATTTTGGAGCTGGTCCAAAGTAAGCTTAGCCAAGGTCTTGTCAGACTTAATCTTAAAATTACTGCTCATTTGCGTACTGTTTTATTATTTCATTTATTTTATCTATACGCGTGGCCATATTAGCCTTCACGTTATATGCTGTTATCTCACCGTGTTCACGCTCAAAGCGATTAATATAATATGTGAAATTCAACTTAAGATTCAACATGCTTTTATCAATAGCTCCTTTTTCAAACAACTGCAGAACCTCGTCAGCAGTAAGCGTTGGATACACCTCAAGCTGCTTAAGCAACATTAACCGCTGTTTTTCAATAGGATTGTCATTGCATTCTACCTCAGTAAGCTGGTCCAAAATAGACTGTAATACTGTGTTGGGTAAGCCAGCCTTTTTAGCGGTTTCATACTGTTTATATAAGTCAGAAGCCGTGTAAAGATAAAACTCCGTGCCCCAATTAATATCAGCAGCAACAAACTGCTGGCCATACCTAAGCTTACAAATGGTAGTATCTACAAAACGCTGCGTTTTTTCAAATTGGGCTTTGACCTGATTGAGTACCGCAGCTCTACTTTCGAAGCGCGCTGCAATCTGTGACTCATTAAAAGCCTCCACGTTACTAACATCGCCGTCGGTACCTATAAGGCTATTAAGTAACTCTACACGCAGCCGCTCGCATTCCTTAACATTATACGTTAATGACTTTTCGTCTATTTCTGTTATTTGCACCGGGTTACGCATATCCACAATGCCTTCATTGGTATTCGGCACAGGTACTTCCAAAAAGGAACCAGGTCCTACAATACGTTTTTCTGAGCAAATAGGACACTTTTCATACAAACCCGACGCCGAAACTTTATACTGCCCGTCAGCATTTCTTATAAAGCCGCCGTCACAATATTCACCGGTCTCATTATTCTCAAAGTTACAGTCAGCTTCATACGCGCTATAAATAGGATACGGTGCATATAAGTCAAGATGGCGCTTAGAGGTATAAAAGAACAAATACCAATCCAAATTAGCAAGTTCTTTTACAATAGGCGATTTTTTAACACCAATTAAACATTCGTCAATTGGCGTGTGCCAAAAGAAAGTAACAGGGCAATAGTGCAAATCGTGGTCTTTTTTATCTAGCTCACGTATGACCTTAAACGTTTTGTCAATTTCGAACAACTGCCAAGACGTATCATCAATATAAGCCACCGTGGTATCTGTCTGCCAAAAGATTATATAAGCTAAGCTGTCTTTATCAGCTAACCAATAATCTATAACATGCTGTAAATCAAGCCAATAAAAATATGGCATGAGCCGATTTCCGCTGTCGCGCTCAGGCTTCATATCTATGACGACGAAGCCGTTAGGTTTATGCTTTAGCTTTTCCCAACCAACTTCATGCCATACTTTAGGTTCGTTCAGCACATTTTTGCTGTACTCCTCCCAGTCAGCTTTTGCCGTATTGTCCGTAAACTGATAATCGAAAAAAGCGTTCTTAGGTTTAAAGATACGTTCTAGCTCCGTGTACGCAGTATCTACGACGTCGGTTGTAATAAGCGGAAAACGTAGCAATTGGCAAAAAGTGTTAAATTTGTCGAGCGGTAGCAAGCCCTTAACGTAAGTTTTAAACTCCGTCAAGGGCCCGGCAACTGCTCGGTCGTGAACTACAGGCGCCGTATGGAACTTGATACGTTCCTCAAGATGCAGTCCTTCCGCGATTTGAGACTTCATGCGTGGAGCTTTCAAAAGGGATTCAAATTCAGATACGGTTACCATAAGTTACAAACTAAACAAAAAAAACAGCCTTGTGCCTACCCAAGAGCACTTTTTTATTCTTAAAGTTCGGTCAACGGGTCAAAGTCAAGGTCAGCGCGCGGAATAATAACGAAATTGTCACTCCAGTTGGGGAAGAAGGACCATTTGATGGCATTGCTGTCAGGCTCTTCGAAGCCACCGAGCTTTTTGTCACCAATGTACAACTTGCCAATAGGAATAGGACGATACTCCATCACAGTCTGGCCTTCACTCGTTGTCTCAATGCCGAGGCAGCCAAGGTTACCGTACTCGTCAATGAGATACACGCCGACATTCTCACACATGAGCGCTTTCATGGGCTTGATGACCATAGTCTGTGACTCCTGGTACATTATACCCTCGAACGTAGTCGGGTCCGTACCGATAACCTGTTCGATACCGCCTTGTGTCTGATTGCCACCGCCAAAAGTTCTGAGGTCACCTGGCTCCGTGGTCGGATTGTTAATATCCGGAGAGACAAGCACCTTAGTACTGTCTGTAGCGGCTTTCAAACCGGTCCAGTTGGTCTTGGACTTAATCTGAGCTGCGGTTTGCTTGTTAGGCACGCCCTGTGATTGATAGACGCGCTGGAAAATTACTTTATAGAGCTGACCTAAGGCCTCTTTACATTCCGGGAAGGTAATGCTGGGCAGTGATTCAGCACCTGGACATCCACAATTTAATCCCATAAGTGTAAGATTTTTGATGATTAATAAACTGAGCCGCAAATATATAAAATTCTCGGCTGAAATAACGCCGATTTTAATTTTTTGCGAAAATTCAGCGGAACCGGCCGATTTTTCAGATATGCCCTGGCCTGAAAATCGGCCCGAATGAGCCAGAAACAAGCCAAATTTGAATTTTTATATTTTCAAAATATAAATCTATATCCACGAAAAAATCGGCCGAATTTGGCCCGTTTCTGGCCCGCGGATTTTTAACGGCCTAAAAGTATTAATTCCTACGTCTTATCTTTTTATGCCTCTTTTTGCTTATATGCATCTCATATACGCCTGTGAGACAGTCTGGAGCGTCGTCTTTTTGCTTCTTTTTATTGTCTTTCCTGTATGACGTTATGGCATTATAAAACAGCGGCCATTTATGCTCCCAGCCTTCTGGAAACACGATGTCATTCTGCACGCCGGCCGAATTGGTGAATATACGTGTATATTTATTATCAGTCTGCGTGAACCCGTGGAGTATACACTTAAAACATTTATATGTAGTGCGTACAATCTCTTTTACTTTACGCAAAAAGCCCCGGCCGCCGGAGTTAGACTCAATAAGGCAGTCAACAGTATCATTGAGCACCAGGCGCTGAGCTGTTAACGGCTCAGTGACCTCCATAGGTGCGTCTGTATAGATTACGTCTGTTACGAAGGCTTTTACCGGCGTATCTACGAAAAATATGGCGCACAGGAAGTCCGCGCCGGTGTCGGCCGTATCTATGTAGCATCGTTTCTTTGCGCTCTTCGCCATAACTGTTAAGAGCTCATCGGTTCTATAGGTGCCAAAGCCCTCGCTATACATAAGGCCTACACGCGGTGTCGGGTCCTGCAGATACTGCGTATCGAACACAAGAGGATTAATCGCGCGTAAAGAATGTAGCTCCTGTAGCGTGTGCTTATAAGGCCACAGGGCCGACTCATTACCATCCTCATCGACCTGTATAGCCGGAAGTGACAAAACGTGCCACTCGTCCGGCTCTATTTCATTAAGATAGCCACATAAGTCATGTTCATGCAGCCTTTGCATAATAATGATAATAGGTGTATTACGCGAATTGGTTCTGTTACGCAGAGTACTTTCAAAACGCATGTTGATACGCTCTCTGACAATATCCGAATCCGCATCTAAGGGCTTCATCGGGTCGTCTATAAGAATAGCGCCCTGGAACACATTGTCTTTGGCATCTATACTACGCAGAATGTCATTAAGCTCGGCGGACCATGTGAGGTCATTGTAATCATCAGGCGTTATTTCCGGGTCCATGTTACCGGCGCCGAAGCCCGTGACCTGTCCTTGAGTAGATACGGCGTACAGTTCTCCGCCGGCATCGGTCTTCCAGAACTTGGCGGAGCCTTTATCGCTTTTAAGCTTTGACTTGGGAAACAGTGTTTTGTACAAGTCATCACGCATTATGTTACGTATTGTCTCCGAGTTATCATAAACTAGTGTATCGGAATACGACAGGTGCAGGAAACGGCAAGTGGGGTTTAACGCGAAGCCCCAACTTATAAACGACTTAATGGCCGTTTCCGTTTTGCCATATCGTGGCGGCATGTTAATTATAAGGCGGTTATACTTGCCGTCCACGACATCCTGCAGCGCCGAGAATATGAGTTTGTGATGCTTGGATACAATAAAATTCTTTTTGTACTGCCTGTAGAACATCACTTTAGTGTATGTCTCCAGTGATGACAGCATGTCGAGGCGTAATAAATCGTTGCTTGAGACCTGTGAGCTGTCTATCGCGAAGCCAAGCGCCTGCATCTGCGTCTGGGGCTCTTGGGTTGTGGCCTGTTCGTTCATAGCTGTTATTTATTTATGACGGTATCACGGATTAACACATACGCCTCTCTAGATATAGGCGCGCCCGGTATTATACTGTTTATGCTGTCTGACACGTTGCCGCCCACCAACGCTGGGTCTGACATACCAGTCTTGCCGAATATGCGGTCCCAAAGGCGCTCGACGGTCTCAGTGTTGCCGTTCTGTATATCTTGCAATATGCGCTTTATGATTATCTTCAGCGCAACCGGCAGTTTGGCGTTGTGGAACAGCGCGTTGAGCTGCGTCTCGTTGCACGTCAGCAGCGTCTTGAGCATATCTGATGTTTCTTTATTGGTCATCTGCATGCTGGAGCTAAGATTGAGCGCCAGGAGTAACTGCTGCATCTCTACACGGGTTGTTGGCATAAACGGTGACAGGCCCGGCTTAGACGGAGCTTGTGTTACAGGCTTGGGTGATATTTGGCCAGTCTTCTCTTTTATCTCGTTGGCGCGCTGTAATAAGTCAGGTGTCGGGTCCTGCCGTGTGAAGCGCACCGGGTCTATGACGTCTATGTTCATGTCATTGCTGCCGATGACTATACAAGGCGCTCCGTTCTCGTCGTCAATGACAGCAGGCCCTGCGGGGACATTGCGTGCGCCAGGCGTGTGGTCCGGCTCTTCGAGCAACAGGTCCAACTCCTCGTCAGATAAGACGTCGTGCGACTTAGCGTCGGCTATAGCCTCATTGTTGTTTTTACTGAACACTGTGCGTACGGCGTCCTGCACTCTGGTCCTGTGCTCCGCTTCGAGGTCTCTGAGGTCGTCTTCAATTGTACCTTCACGAAGGCTGCGCACCAATTGACTTTCGCCTTCCTCCAGTGCCTCTATAGCCTTAATGTTCTGTTCCGCTTGTTGTATCCGCTGTGTCGCTACGCGCGAGCGGTCAATAATTCCATTAGCTTCCACTTTCGCTATCTTTTTGTTTTGTCGTTCGACTATTTTTTGGTTCTTAGCTTTTTGGCGTGTCAGCTCCGAAAGAATGGCTTGACGCTTGTTATAATTTTGAATAAAATCCTGCGAAACTCCGTCCGCTCCGGCTATTAGGTCGTTCATTTTTTAAGTATTTTGCGCAAAGATATGAAAAATAGAAAAAAGTTATTCGCTGAAAATTCACGGCCTAAATAACGCTAAAATTAATAAGTTTCGGCTTAGGTTCAAATAAACAATTGTGCGGAAATGCTAGTGGTTAAAGTAAGTAAAAAAGCCTGGTAGGGCTTAATTTGAGATTACCTGGCTTTTTGGCTTAGGGTGCTGATTTTCAATGAGTTATGTAAATGATTGATTTTCAATTTCTTAGGCTAAGTGCCTGATTTTCATACCGATATGAGAGTGCCAAATTTTTGTGTTCACGTAATTTATTGATTTTCAGGTATTTAGTCCGAGTGAACAAAAGTGAACAAAGGCCAGGCGCGCAAATAGGGGCTGGAAAAATTGATTTTCTGCGGTTTTTTTTGCATTTGCGGAAATTTCTGCATTTGCGGATTTTTCAGCGGAAAAATGGATTTTCAAAAGTCAGTTAAGGTTTTAATGTTCAGTTTTGTTCATTTTTCATAAAATTCTGAAAATCAATGATTTATGTGAACATTAGCATTTTTTCACATTTCATTAAGGGCTTGATTTTCAAGATTTTACGTGAACGTTCACATAACTGGCTGATAATCAGGTATGGCTAAAAATGGCCCTTGATTTCCAAGCATTTACGTGAACAAAAACCTTAACTTGTTGGTTTTTAAGAATTTAGGGAATCTTAAAAAATATAAGTCGCTGATTATCAATAAACAATAGTTTCTGGTATGGGAACAGGTGAAACATGTTTAGTTTTGTAAAAGGCTAAAATTTTTTAACCTTTAAGCGCTAAAAAGTGCTAATTTACTTATTTTTTCGAGTCAGGGTGGAAAAATTTCCGCGTAAAAGTTGAGTTTTTTGAGATAAGTTCCATTTTGCTTTAAGGTGGAAAAATTTCCGCGCTTAATTTTGGGCTTAGAAAATTTTTTTTCAGTGGTCAAAATGGCTGAGTTGCTTAGCAGGCCCTCTCTCTAAAATCTATATCAAAAAAGCTAGTAATTTGTCTACCATTGCGCGGAAATTCTAATAATTTTTTCAAGCGTATTGGCTGTACGGAGCTTCGGCTAAGCCCCTCCGAGCCTCAGCTCCTATATTATATTGGTATGTAAATAAGGTTAAAAAAATCTAAAAATATTTGGGACAAGTACAAGGTATATAGTATATAATGTTGAAACTCATGAACAAAGCCCCTTGTTTTTGTTGATAAATATTTTTTGGTATAATGGTGAGATACTGTGATATGATATTATAAAAAGTGTATTTTTGTGGCGTGATAATGAGGGACTGGAATAGGAAGATAGTTAATGAATAGTAAACAGTTAATAAATAAATGTCTAATTAAAAAATTAAAGTATTATGAAAAAAAATGTTAAAAATTGGGAATTAGAATGGGAATTGTGGGATATGGAAATGTTAGTCGAAATCGTTGATTATCAGCGTAGTAAAAATGATTGGGGTGTTGAGTTTTATAGCTTGGGTGATTGGTTAAAATATTGTGGTCGTGGTTTAAGGTATGTTAAAATACGTGCGTGGTTGTTGAATAATAGATATGTAAGGTATAATATAGGTGTGTGTGCAGCTGATAGGAACGAAATGGTGAGTGGTTTATGTTTAATAGGAGAGGGGGTAGACGTATGTAAAGAATAGTAAATGATTATTAAGTGAATATGAAATGTTAGTTTTTAGCAAAAAGTAAGTAAAGTATTGTTTAATATAAAAAATTTAAGAAAATGGAAAAAATTAGTGAAAATGTCGTTAATAAAAAAAATAGTGAAAAAAGAGGAAATGAGTATAAAAGTTTTCAAAAGTATAATTGGGTATGGTATAAAAGAAATTTAAAGAATAGTAAATTAGTTTATTTGAGTAGTAAGGAGAATGAATGGAATATTCAAAATGATGTTGTAAAGAAAATTAATTTATTAGTTAAAGAGGGGAAAATGGGAAAATATGGCGTTGAATTTGATTATGTCATTATGTGTGAGATAGGTAATGAGATAGATAAGGTTGTTGAAATTGGTGGAGATGAGTATAAAGTAAAAGAGTGGGAAGTGAAGAAGAGAAGTAATATGCAGCTGGTATTTAGTTGGGATGCTGCGGGCGAGGAAGATAAGAAGATAAAAATTGAGTTGGTATTAGATGAATAAAGAAGTAATTAAGTAATTGTAAGATTTTAGTTAACGACTGCGGAAGCGGTCGTTTTTTTTTGTATATATAGTATATATGATAGTATAGTATATATGATAGTATAGTATATATGATAGTATAGTATATATGATAGTATAGTATATATATAATAGTATTGTATATATACTATATGGAGTATGTATATATGGAATATGGAGTATGTATATATGGAATATGGAATATAGTGTTTTTTGGGGCAGAAATGGGGTTTTTTGGGGCGTTTGTGTTGTGTTGGATATTGGATATTATAAAGGGTGTAAAGTGGTTAAAAAGGGGCGTTTTTTGGGGTATAACTGGGGTGTGTATAATAGTGAGCCAATTGCAAAGTCAAATCAAAGTGCTTTTTAATAATAGTCAATCACTGTGCTTGAACTCTGAAATTTCCTTCAGGATTTCTTTCTCAGAACCTGACCCGCGATAAGAAGCCACCGTAAAAAAGCCACAATATAAAGCCGCAATGGCTTGCTGCCTATGAGCCTAAGCGGTATAAAACCACTGTGGTGGACCACTGTGGCCGAACTCGGTGGACAGGCTCAGAGGCTCTTTTGCCGTAACTATATTACTAAAAAAGGCTAATGCGGCCAAGGCCCCGAGGCCAGTTGCAACGACTCAATGCTGCGATTAAGTTACAACACTTAATTTCTAAGTATTTCCACAAACGCGGATTTACAACGGCCTTTCCACCGCAAACAGCTGCAGAGTAATAAACCTGTATGCTTTCACTGCAAAAATTAAAAAAATATTTTTTATATAAATTATTTATAATCAACAACTTATAAAAGCACTGTGGCCAATCACCGCAAAATTTAAAAAAATATTTTTTTTATATATATATATTTTATATATTTACGCTTTAATAAAATTATTATAATAATTATATCATTGTGATTGATTATTATAATTAAATATAGAACTTAATCACTTTAATAAATTATAAAATTTAATCATTATGGAAAAATCATCGAGAATTATTATTATGGGCAAAGTTCTGGACCCGTTAACTGTGAAGAAAAACAGAATGCATGCACTACGTGGTGCTAGCGATTATAGAACTACCGTGTATGAATTTCTGCAATATTTTTACTATCTTAAACCTCAGACTTTAAAGCACTTTGAACAATATTTATAATAATTTATAAAATTTAATCACTATGGAAAAAGTACAATTAAATTTCACAAAGAGAGCCGCTCAGAGTTTAAACACGGAGGCGACATTACTGTCAACAACTACTGAGTTGTATTACTTGTACACTCATCCCGAAGACATGTCACTATTTATTCAAATAGTGGGCGATGACAAAAGCAACACACCGGACTTATACATCGATGATGTAACATTGAAAAACTTACGCTATGCACTATCGCAGCTGGATATCACTGCGTTGTGCAACAGTATTGTGTGGCTGAGAGCATACGATGGTAAAGTGCTTCAAGAGTTCGCCACGGTATGTGATGCACAATATAATGACTTTGAAGCCAACGGCTGCAGCTTTAGACTGAATCCATTCGCAGAATGGCGCTCCGATTATTCATCTCTTGACTCAGATACCATAATATGTCACGAAGAAGAAACCGTGGAGATATATTACAAAATTATGAACATTATAAACAACAACTAAAATTTAATACAATGAAAAAACTTAGTGAAAAAGCGACCGCGGCGCTTATCCGCGAAGACTTACAAGTAATTAACACCGACGTGTGGCTCGGTATTCAGGACGCAAAGCAGCTTCGCTGTGAGCTATATTGGCTAGACGAGTACGAAGAGCCAATTACAGTAGAAGTGCCACTGTATAGATTACGCCAAGCCTATAATAAAGTAGGTCATAGCTGCGTTATCAATTTGATATGTCCCGACTATGTATTTATACCGAGTGCTATTGAAATAGGTAACAACGGTGTCGTAACACTGGAGAACCTATGCGAAGACCTCGTATTAAAAGGAGGCCTCAATGGTGAAGTTATGAGTAACGACACTTGTATAATAACACGGGACGAGTATATCGAAGTTACCGACCGTATCTTAGCCACTATAGATTAACCACGGCGATGGACCAGATTGATTTAATCACTAAGTTACCGCTCTATTTAATGACGCAGCAAATAAATATTATAGAACAAGCGCTGCAACTCATTAAAAAAGAGACCAACCTTAGTAAACGCATTGAGATAATTGACAATATGAACATGCTGTTAAAGCTAACAGACTTCTTATTCCGAGCCAAGCTCCTGGCGCTGGTCATAGAAAATAGAAAAAATAATTTAAAACAATAAATAATAATAGTATGACAAGAATAGAGATTATATCGCAGCTTATATGCGCCGCGGCCGATTCCGGCTATTGTAAACCGGAGGATTTTGCAACACTATTTGATAGTATAGAGCTACACGACGCTTATATTATAAATGACCACGACTTAACGCGCCTGGCGAAGTATTACACAGGTTGCCAACAAAATATTATATATAGGCGTAAAAGCTTTGTAAAACGTTTAATGGAGATTAACAACAATAAATAATTACGATATGAAGAAAACGTGCATTATCTTAGGAATAATACAGCTGCTAATAGGCACTATATTGATTTGCCACGGCCAAATACAATGTGAGTACATTGTGTCTGATATTGGCGCGGTCTTAATGGCGTCCAGCTACATACCGGTGCTATTGTGGACAATACATGATAATAAAAAACGGTAGTATAGCATAACCAAGCCTCACAATGGTTGTACTGTGGTTCGAGTCCACAGGTGAGGCCTACCTTAATTTAATCACTTTAATAAATTATAAAATTTTAGTACAATGATGTATTATAATAAAGAAAAAATGAAGGCATTCACGGAGTATGTCTGCGGACACATAACATGGCCGGCCTACGCTGAAGAGCTGCGTCGTGAGTTCAAATCGGCCGTACACAACTATGGTTATTTTCTGTGTAACCTCACTGAGAAAGAAGCCTCGAAGCTCTTTGCCGAGCTAACAACATGCCAAAATAAGCACTGTTATGCATTTGCGAAGATAAAATTAGAGAAGTTTATTTACGATGGATTATTAAAGTTTAACCTTAAAGAGTTATAATATTATGAAAGGTAAAAAGTGGTATATGCCTATAGGCTCAATGCGGTTTTATAAAAATCGCGAACATAGACTGAAGACTATTCTCAAAATAGAAAATAGTTACTATCTTTTTTGTGCACACCCGGTAGAGATAAAATATAACTACCGCGGCTGGAAACGACTATATTATAATACTGTAAAGTAATATAGCTGAGCCTCACAATGGTTGTACTGTGGTTCGAGTCCACAGGTGAGGCCTACCTTAATTTAATCACCAAAAATTATTATTATGTATTCAAACTTAGTTAAAAGCATGATTAAAAAGCTCAACGAAACTGAGCTGTTGTTAACCCAAGAGCAAGATGGCCGAGTAGAAATACTAGGCTCGTGTCACCTTGACGACTTAGAGCGTTATATCACAGGTCTTAAAATCTTTGATGACCTGCGTAGCTATGACTCCACATTACACCTCATAAGTAATCTTGTAGAGGTACGCCTAAGAAACCCCAACGCAGCAATTGATACCAATTTGTTGCGCTGGCATCCGGTCTTAGTAACGCTAGACCTTCATGACCTCGGCGACCTAAGCTCTATGCTAGAAGGACTATGGTATGCTATAGACCATCCAAGCGCTGATTAACCTCAGCTGAGCCTCGCAGCGGCTGTACGGTGGTTCGAGTCCACCGGCGAGGCCTACCTTAATTAATCACCAAAATTTAATAATTATGGACAAATTTAATGAACAATTGCAGGACATGTTCCTCAGTACGCCTGTTATAGTAGAGGCGAACGAAAAAGTTGTCGCGACGACTGAACTTAGAAAAGTATCGCGAGTCATCGAGTCCTTAGAGTTCTTACGGTCAGTTAATGGTACAACCGAGCCTCTGAGATATGTTGTGCGGCTGAAGCACAATATAGTAAGCTTCAATGACAAAACCCGCGCCGGATTTCCGGTACTCTTTACTTTTTGTCCAGCCATTGAGGGCATGCCGGATGATATGTTTAATGACATCGCTTCTGATTTTTGTACCAATAACTTAGCCGCTGAAGACCTATGAGCACACCGTTCAAAGCACACGGTTACCGCTGCCTATCAAATTATGGCGGCGCTGAGATTCAAATTTCAGAAGATGGCTCTATGGCGCGGCTGCGTTATTATGAGCAAGAGCCTACTCGTTGGCTTGAGATACAGTATGATTCTTATGGAGAGCCCTTTGTAGAGTATAAAACAAGTAGAGAATATCTAAACCAATTTGCTAAAATATGAGACCAATTTATGAAATCGCGGAAGAAATCCGTAGAGTATGGCGGCCAATGTATTTCGGCGCAAAGCCCTACGTTGAGGCTATGATGTGCCTCACAACAGCGGACGACACTTATATATGTGAGTCCGGCGATTCGATAGTCCGTTATTTCCTGGCCAATGCCCAAACATGGCGCGGCGAGGATGCACGGCGAATCAAAAAAGAGTTAAAATCACTATTAAAATAAAAGTTATGACTTACGATGAATTATTATTGGCCTTAGGCCAAGAAATTAAAAAACAGTGCTTAGGTTATTGTGGCGCCGAAGAAGTAACATTTCAAAATGGAGTGGCTCTCGTAAGCCACTCCATTATGTTGGCCGCTAAAATTAACAATAAATATTACTTCACCGCAAAGCATGATTGCCAGCGGGCGGTAGTTTATCGCGCACTCAACGTCTGGTGCGGCATAGATGCGCCGACACGGCACTGTATGATTAAAAGCGGCGAAGCCGTTTTAGTAGAAAAAAGTAATACTAATTTTATATACTTATGAGACAGCAATCAATTACAGAAGATAATGTGCTGGCGTTGCTGCACACCATAAATCCTAAGCTCTGGCACTATTCCAGGTATGTCGGGACCACGGGTCTTATCGTTACTCTGGAGTGGAAATATGGTTCACTTACCACAGTAAGTTTTGAAATGCTTTACGGCTATGCCGAAGCAATAGTTCAATTTTATAATAATAAAAAACAAAATCATGTGTAAAGTTAAAACATCTAAGACCGAGGCTGTTACGTATAACAGCGAAAAGAAAATTTTATCAACTCCAATGAACGCGCTCGCTGAGGCTATGAAGCTGTCAAGCTACGTAATGGAGGATTCAAGCAGCATAATGGATGCTAAAACCCAAGAGCCGCTCATTGAGTTAGTCAAGAGCGGCAAAGAACTGCCAACTGAACTCGTGACGTTTAGTGGTGGAAAGCTTAATAAAGCTAAGCTGCTATGCGCGCAAGAGACGGACAACGGCTGGATTGTACTAACGGTGCTTGAGACGTTGTGTGGCTCCCATGGTGAAAGTGAGTGCTTTTTAGGCTATTTAGTATATAAGGCCTAAAAATATAAGTGGTTGAAAATGAATAGGTTAGCTCCTAATAAACACTAAAAAAACCTAAAAAAAGCTAAAAATCAACTTGTGAGAGTTAACCTATTCATATTTTTATTATTTTTGCCGTATCAAAATCAATCGACCTATTATGTGTCTATTTTTTAAGAGAAAAAAACAGCAACAACCTCAGCAACGCGTCATAGCTATTATTCATAATGCGATTAGCTATGAACTTGACGACAACCAAATCGCACCGAAACGCCGGTGCACCGGTCTCGCCGTTGTAGAGGAAATAACGGAGACTGGTATGACTTGGGAACTCCGTCCTATTGAACCTATAGCTAAAGGCCGTGAAGCTGCGTTCAACGAAAGCGTCGCCATGTTCAAGCGCAGAGTATTTAATAATGAGTCTCTTCCGACTGATATTGAAGAGCTTAAAAAAAGATTAGAAATTGCCCTTTGGGCTATGTTACAAATTTTATAATTATTCACCCTTTAATTAAAAGTATTATGACAAATTACAAAAAACTGAAAAGCAGCAAGCTGCAAGAACTGTTGCTCACCGCTGATGAGCATGAAGCAATCCAAATTGAAAGCGTACTCCGCGACCGCGGCGTTGAGTTTCAAAGACCTGTAGCTAAACAAGACGAAGCGCCTGCCCGGGCTAATGCCGAAGCACAATCAGCAAGCCCTGATGAAGTCGGTTCTGTTTCCGAGGTTCTCGGTGAAGCGGCTCCCGAAACAACCGAAGAAGAAGCTAAGGCTAAGGCTGAATTTGACGCCAAGGTTGAAGCGGCTACCGTCAATGTCGGCCACAAGTGCCAAGTTGTGCCATTCAACACCATTGATTGGGTTCCCGGTGTTATCATGGGCGTTGTCTCCGACTTCCAGGCTGGTCGTATTTCCTACGCCATCAAGACCGAGGCTGGAAAGAAGATGCTGAAGTCTGTAGACTCCAAGCTCATCAAGATTTCCAAGGAAACCGTAGATATTAACACGATGAAGCGCAGTCGCCCCAAAGGTTCCAGCACTGCCGGTCGCACGGAGGAAGACCTGCAAGCTGCAATCAAGCTTGCGCTGCCGAATGTTGGCAAGCAGCTGGTTATCGACGAGAACCACAAAGCTCGTATTGACGGATTGCTGCTTGACCGTCGCACCATGCGCGTTATGTACAAGTACAAAGACCCGGAGACTGGTGGCCAGAAGTTCAAGACCTACGCGGACGACATTGTGCTCGAAGACTTCGCCAACGACGCTGACCGCGAACATTGCGCCAAATACGCCGCAAGCTTCAAGGCCGGTACACCTCTCACACCCGAAGAGCGCAAAGCCAAGATTACGGCAAGCATTGAGCGTTACAAGACGCAAATTGCCAAGTGGGAAGCTGAGCTTGAGAAACTCGAAGCTGCTAACGCTGAAGAGAAAGCTGAGTAATCAGCCCAAAAACTTTTTTTCCATACTCTTAAATTTTTAGTTGAGAACGGGAGCTGCCTCTAAAACAGGCGGCTCCCTTCTTTTTTATGACTGTTTTTATTAAAAAAATTTGAGCCAGAAACGGGCCAAATTTGAGTCAAATCCGGGTTCATATACATTTATATTTCTGATTATTTTTGGCTCAAATTTGGCCCGTTTCTGGCTCATTTTCGGCCAAATTTTTATGGCCGACAAACCTCAAATTTTCAAGACTTACCGGTTTGCTTTGACGCGTCCGTGAACAGCTCGAATTTCACGGCGGGATAGGACTCGTAGTTTTCTAATTGAATCATTTCGGGCTCAAGGTCTTGATAAGCGTTAACTTGAGGCGGGAGTTTCAGCTTAGCTTTGCCCGAGAACAAATATGGGTTTCTCGCAAGCATACGCTTAACCGCTTTTACGTGCTGTTCATAGATATGTACATTACCTAATGAACCAATCAGCTCCTTTGGTATCATGTTAACAATGCTGCTAATAATTGACAACAAAATGGCATAACTGGTAATATCAAAGGGCACACCAAGAGCCATATCACAGGACCGCTGAATCCAGCGCATACTGAGATAATATTTTGGTATGCCGACGCGGTCCAGCTCGGCTCTATATGGTGAAACGCCTGGCTTAATTTGCCCGACTTTTTCAGCGTATAAAGCCAGTCTGTATTCACGCGGTATGGGCTCGGTATAAAACTCCATAGCGTAGTGGCATGGAGGCAAAGCCATATCATTAAGGGCCTCTGGGTTCCAAGCGGAGATAATCATTCGGCGGTTAGTCGGGTCTTTGCGTAGCGTATTTATTAATGCGTCAATTTGGTTTAAGCCGCTGCCGTTGAAATTGAGCCATTGCGCGCCATATATAGGGCCTACATCGCCAAATGTATATTCTATATCACTGACATTGTGGCCATCAATGACTTCTAAGAGCACTAACTTATGCTGTGCTTCTACAAGTTCCATAAAGCGATTGAAAGACAAATGCTCCAATGGAAAATACTCTTGGTCGAGTATGTTCCCGAACTTATCACCGCAGTCTTGATAAGCATTAAACCTATCAAACAGACGTACAAAATAGGCATATGCATCTTTGTCCCAAATATGTACATTATGCTCAACAAGGTAATTAATGTTTTTACAGCCTTTAAGAAACCAGCACAATTCGGTTTTAATGGCATTAAACGCCATTTTTTTAGTGGTGATAATAGGGAAGCTTTGTCGCATATCAAACCGTAACGACGCATTAAAAATACTTATAGCTGGGCCGACGCGCGTGGGCATCTCAGTGCCGTTTTTTAATACCTCACGCAGCAAATCAAAATAAACGCGGTCGTGCTCAGCTTTGGCTCGCGTTCTGTAGAAATTAATAAATGTGTATTCTGCCGTACTTTTTTCTATATACGGGGTCCATTTAAGGTTATCAGTTCTAGGTTTACCTGAATCAATAAAGGTATAAAATTCTCTAAAATACCGGTCGAACGCCTGTTTTAACATGTTATGCACTAACGTAAGATATATAGTATCTACTAAATCTTTTTTAAGGACCTCCGTGTAAATAGAAGAGCCCCCTATAAAAAATACTTCTGCGTAGCCCCGCAGCTCAGCAAGCTTAATTGCGTTCTCTATAGAGCTAACAACTGCCACCTTGTTTAGGTCCTTAATTGTAACTATTGTGTTACCACTTGTAGAAACTACAATGTTGAGTCGGTCAACAAGCGGTTCACAGCCCAGCGATTCCCAGGTGCGACGGCCCATAATAACGGCTGAGCCTTTTGTTAAAAATGAAAAACGCTTAATATCCTGCACACAATTAAAAGGAATAGCGTTGTTACAGCCAATGCCACCATTAGCCGCGGTGGCGACAATTAAATTTTTAATCATAGCTTTTTATAATTTTGATGGGTTAATAATTATTGTATTTTCTATTTCATCCTGTAAGGTTTTAACGCGTGAAGTATATTCGGCTAATAGCAGTTCCTGTATTTTCTCAGTTGTATTAGATGATATTGGTAAGTCAACGCATTTGCAGCTGTTTTCATTATAGCCAAAATCTATTCGTAGCCATGTTATATGTTGTAAGCTAATAAACCTATTTTTGGCTATTTTTAATTCATTTAACTTTAATTGTAGCTTGTCTACTTGTTCTTGGGTATACATAATTTTTTCTTTTAGGCTGTTAAAAATTTTTAATCTTCTACTCTTATATATTCATAAAACCAAACAGTAAAAATGTGGTTAGCTAAGTTACCGCGTTCTGATATACTAATTATATTATTAATAGGTATTTCAGCATTAATTTTTTTAACAAAGGTTTCATAGTTATCTATTGAATAGCTTTTTAATACTTTTTTATACATAAGGCTGTTAAAAATTCGCGGGCCAGAAACGGGCCAAATTCGGCCGATTTTTTCGTGGATATAGATTTATATTCAAAATAATTTTTGACTCAAATTTGGCCCGTTTCTGGCTCATCTGGATTGATTTTTTATATATTATTTATTTGGCTTACGAATCCAAGTTACACCTTGTTCGTTTTGATAGAGGTAATGAATATAGAATTGCCCACGATTATCGTGGTAGTTAAAATATTCAAGACCGTTACCACTAACTAAAATTGGTACGGTATAAGGTCCTTTTATTTCGCCGACACGCTTGAAAATAATCCGGTATGTTACTGTATTATCATCATTAAACTTAATATACAGTACATTATTTTCTACAGGCTCATACACTACGTCATACGGAAATTCCTGATTTATCTCACCTGTAACCATAACTTCCATTAGGCCATCGACTCCAGGAGTAGCTTCCAAAATTTCAATTGGTTCCTTGAGCGTAGACATAAGCTTGTCAAACTCGGGGTCTACTATATCAAGCAGCGGGTCTTCGCCGGTAGCAAGGTAATTATAAGCGTCATTCGTGAGACGCACCGAAACTATTTTTGATTGCATTAGTCTACAAGTTTAATTTCTGTTACATAAAAGCCTAGGCCGCGTATAGTTTCTATTTGAATACCGTATTTAGTCACTATTTTACGAAGTGCCGCAACGGCCGAGTCGAGAGACCGTGATTTGTAGAAATCGACTGAGCCCCAAATAGCACGCAGCATCGAAGCTCGTGTCGTAACAGCATTACCATTAGCGAGTAATAACTGTAACACTTTAGCTTGTGTTGTAGTAAGAGTTTCAAATGAGCCGTCTACTGAAACGATAACATGCTCAACCGGATTGAATACGGCGTTTGTAAGCTGCAACCGCACGTTTTGTACCTCTTGCATTTTTTCTTTATTAACGCTTAGGCGTACGCGTATACATGCCAATAAGGCGTCTACGTCATACGGGTATTTAAACACATCGAAGTAGCCAGCTTCAAATAATTCGGCTGTACTTATGCTTGACTCAACAACATCAAACAAACCGATTAGCATGCATGATGGGGAGAAGCGCTTAAGTGTAATGGCTGCGCTTTTTAAGTGCATTTCGTCTTCAGAGTGAAGAACAATAACTTGATTTAAATTATCACGGGATACTCTAGACAGTACACCAAAATCAGTTATATATTCTACATCCAATCTATTTGAAAGTAAATATGGATATACCATATCATTTTCAATGGTCGTATAAAACAAAATACTATTCATTTTTAATTAATTTTTTGGTGTTTAGGTAATTATATATGAATTCGAACAATTCGGCTTTGTATTCAAGAAGTTCTTTATACGTAATGGCCTTACCTAATAACTTAGTGGATAGGCGCTTAACACGTTTTTCGTACTTCTTTTTATTGAATGTATAATACCACAAATTAGTCTTAAAAACATAAGACCTTGTAATAGTACCAGTTTTTAAAGCTTCAATTTCAAAATTAGGCGCTAAATACATCGGTAAATTAGGCGTAATTTTTATGAAGGTTATTTCTGGTGGGTCATCTCTGGAAATAAATTCGTAGGGGTATAAAAAGCCAGGTGCGGCCTTTATTGATTCAGGATATAATTTATATACGTGCATCAGTTCAGCTGGTATAAACTTGCGCAGCATTATAGTAGCGTCTCGATTAACTCTAAAAAGAGATTGGTCCATACGTAGCTTAAGCTTTCTGGCATCATTCTGAATCGCCGCTAATACTAAGTCGGTATTTACAATATCAGTAAGGCGTACCTCCATTTGTTGGTACGCCCGTGTTTTTATAAGCCTTGCATAATTATCGCGTTTTTGTTTTGCAGTTTTAAGTATTAGCTGTGAATATAACACAAATTCAGAATGCGAAAAAAGTTTACGAGTAGCTTTATTTTCCTTAGGACTGTATATTCTGACAGATATATAATCCTCTTCGCCAGCGCCCACGTTTTCAGACTGAGTGATAGCAAGAATATCTGAGTCTAAACATTCTTGCGTATCATAAAAGTCTAATATAGGTTGGCCGGGTAATGTTTCAATATTCTCCATAGATACGTCTATTTGCCGCGGCGTTTAACAATCTACGCGCCGTAGTCGGTTCGTGCAGTAAAGCATAGCCAAGAGCTGCCAAAACAGCACACACTTTTATTAAAATAACAGCTGCGAAGTATACAGGAAAATATAAGATGGCAAAAATAAACCAGAGGGTTTTTCGTAGGAACTTTTTCATAGTTATTTATTATTTCTCTTATGTGTTTTTGTGTTGGCCATATACGCACCGAAGTTAACAAAAGACATTGGTGCTGGGGCTAAGGCAAAAAGTGGTAACTTATCTATAGCCTCGGAGTCTGTTACCACGTGGTTTATAACCGCAAGTGCTTTGTTTAAGCGCCAAAATACCTTTCCGTTTGTGTTGAGGATACGCACTTTTTGTGCGTCGCTCATTTTTCTTACTTTCTTTTTCATACTTTTAAGTTTTTTAATGCTTATTATTACGTTTATGTGTTTTTGTACTCGCAATTGCTGCGCCATAACTGGCCATGTTTATTTCAACATACCATATTGTGGGCCTGGGCCTTGGTAAATCTTTTTTAGTGTAAAGATTACCAGCGTATACATTTCGACGCTTTTGCTTATGAAGCTTTTGCTTTACGCGCTTTTTGCGTTTAACTCTAAACGGTTCAAAATCGCAGTCCATGCTAATTAACTTTAAGCGTATCAAAGTCCAAAATGTATATTTTTTCAGTAGGCATATTTATGTTACCCTTATTATACTTACCGTATACCACACTTTTACTTTTATCGGTTACTGTCATTTTAACATCAAAAACGTGCATACGACGTGCGAGTAGGCTGTCAATAATTATGTCTTGGCGTTCAATGCGCTTAGCCTGCTGTTTGACTTGTTTTTGAGACAAGCCAAACAGCGCAGCTAAAGCACAGCTTACCAAACTTAATACGATGTATATTATTATACGTATTATTGTTCTTTTCATTTGCTTAACCTTTGATTAATTTGATATTCAATTGTCAGATTATATAAGGCTTGGTGATGTCAAGCTTATTCTTTATTGTATTCTTCAATTAAGTGCTGAAGCCTAATATTTCGCAAGTCATCGCCCATTTCTTTGTTAATTTTATCGAACTTTTTTGAACATTTTTTCACAATCTCTTTTACAAGCGGGTACCGAATCATGGCAAACATAAGTTGAGCTGCTATGGAAGATACATCGCCACCGAGTGTAAAGCAATTTCCTTCATCTCCTATAAACATAAAGCTTGCACCAGTACCCTGGAGCTGTTCAAGGTAAGCTTGCGCAGTCCTTTGAATAAGTTTTTGTTCTTCTTTTTCCATTAGCTTAACATTTGATTGATTTGATATTCTATATCGTGTAATTGAATCATTGATAATTCGGTTAATTTGCATCTTATATGCTCTATTATTGTTGCTTTTTCTTGCGCATGTTTTTTAGCATAAAGATATTGCTGCTTATTACCGATATATAAGTGGCCACTACCTTCTATGTTACGGAGAGTAGCCGCATCAAATCTCAGGTATGGATACTCTTGCACCTTTATGTATTTATTGCCTGATGAAATAACAGTTGTTTCATATATTTCACCAAAACGTGGATAGTCGAGTAAACAAACTACGCCGCCTTTATTTACGTGTCTCATAATTCTATTTATTGGTGGAACCAAAAGACCCTTCGCCACGTTCGCTTGTATGTTCGAACAGGTCAGTTTCAGGCACTACGCACAAAGAATACTGCGGCGCGTCAACAACAACAGCCTGCGCAATCTTCATACCGGGCATTAAGCGCACTTCGCTATTGCCTACGTTAATGACATGTATATGCACCTCGCCTTGATAATCGCTGTCTACGATGCACGCACCTACAATGAGACTAGCTAGAGGCTGTGTAGGTTTTGGCTTTTTGCCTGCGCGCATCATAGCTCCGAAGCTAGTGGCGATACCTGACTTGTTTTTAAAAACAAGCATTTTGTTTTCAGGCAGCGCGACCTTAATACCTGCTGGAATAAGAATATCCGACTGAGGGGCCAAATATAAGTTTTGTTCTAGGTCATTAGGTATGAAAAAATCAATACCGGCTGAACCAGGCGTACCGTATTCAGGTGTGCGCACGTCTCTAATTTTTGAAATCTTTAATTGCGTCATATACTATTGTATTAAAATTAATTCTGTCTACAAATTCTATTTGCGTGACTGTAAGGTCAAAGGCCCTGATGAACTTCAGGAATGAATTATACTCTACTTTTTGGGCCGCTGCTAAGTTTTGTGGGCGAATACCATCAGGCCGAATGGCTTGAGTGTTCACAGGGCACATCAAGAAGTAGTGTGGCTTATAAAGCGCATCAAAGTCCTTTATGTATGCTTTAACAGTGTCAAGTGTATCTGTATATGCCATGCGAAGGCGCCGTGGTAGGTCTAGCACATCAATGTATGTGTCTAAATACACCCGGTTATCAAGCATGCAGCGGTCTAGTATAATCACTATTTTATCTTCTTTAGATACACAGTTATCAAGTTCTTTGACCACTTCGTCTCTGTTGACAAAAGAGTCAATAATGCTGAGCTGCTTAAGATAATAAGCTATAGACTCATTACGCAGTTCATCAAGATTAGTATCAATAATCTTACGTGCTGGAGATGGGAAGGCTATAGGTGTAATACCCTTGCTCTTCAGGTACTTTTTAAGATTATTAATTAAGGTTGTTTTACCAGTACCTGAAGGGCCAGTTAAAATAACAATTTTACTGTTCATACTCTTTGATTATTTTATTAAGTGTTTCTATTGCTAATTTATAACTATCAGTGCATGCATAATATATTGCATTACGTTCTTGCAAAGTAAGATAGTTTTTTTCGGCGTATTTATCAACTAGCTTGGCCGTGGTAGTAAAGCTGAACTTAGTTCCTATTGGGTTTTTATACTTAGAATAATATATAGCTAACTCGCAATAATGAATTGCTTTTTTAATATCTTCTTTCCCATTTTTGAACCTGTGCCTGGTTACATATTTTACTATGTTTCCATCAAAGTAGTCAAGATGTAAATTAACAATCAACTCAACAGGTTGAATGGCTAATTTTTTATAGTGGTCTCCACCCACTTGATGTTCTAAAGCATTGCTCATATACTTTTTATTTTAGTGTACAAATATATATATTTTTCTAATACAAATTTATATTTTAGGCTATTTTAACTATTTTTAACGTTTTTTAACCTTATCTGTTTTTTAAGTAATATTCAATTTTAGCTTTTAAACTGTCCAATAAAGCTTTTTGCCCTGTATTTTTATCTACGATAGCGCGCGCTACGTCCACATCATGCGTGCCTTTCATAATGAGTCTATGTATCATTACGGGCTTAGTCTGGCCCTGCCTATATAATCTGGCATTAAGTTGCTGATATAATTCAAGGCTCCAGGTTAGGCCGTACCAAACTATAATATGACCGCCTTTTTGAAGATTGAGGCCATGACCGCCGGATGCCGGATGCAATAATAACATTTTAATCTTTCCGGCATTCCAGTCATCAATATCTTTTTGGTCTACTAGACACCGCGGGCTGTAGGCCTTAAAGCGCTCCATAATTCTGTCACAGTCAAATCGATACGACCAAGCCACAATTACCGGTTCGCCATTAGCCTCTTCCATTATGCTGTCTAATGCATCTAATTTTATATCATGGATATTAATCACTTCATGGTCTGGTGTATACATAGCGCCATTTGCGAATTGCAATAGTTTATTAGATAGAGCCGTAGCGCTTACTGCGGGTATTTCATTATCGTCTGTGTTAATATCAAAACCTTCAAATATTTCAAATATTTTTTCTTTTTCGAAGGTTTTGTATTTTTCCTTTAACTCGGGTGTAAGCTCAAGCTTTATATCATTTTCTATTAAAGCCGGTAATTGTAAATAATCTGCTGCGCTTAGACTAATACAAATGTCAGATATACTAGCCCGTATAGTATCGGCTGCGTTCGGATTCAATGCATAGGAGAAAACGACGTGATTCTGCATTTTATCGGGCGTAAAAAAGCGTGACCGGTAATCAGATATTGTACGGCCGAGCCTCTTACCGTAGTCCATAAAATATATTTGAGGCCATAGGTCTATAAGGCTATTAGGCGCCGGCGTGCCTGTTAAACCGACAAAACGCGAAGCACATCTGGCATATGATTTTAATGATTTGAAACGCTTTGTTTTATATGATTTGAAGCTGCTTAATTCGTCGATAATCAGCATATCGAAAGGAAACTCTCCACCGAGTGATTCACACAGCCATGTTATATTATCACGGCTAATCAAATATATATCGGCCCTTCGTAGTAACGCAGCTTTACGTTGTTTTTCAGTTCCGATTATCTTTGAAAAAGTTAAGTCCTTTAAGTGGTCCCACAGTTTAGCTTCCTCTTCCCAGACAGATTCTACAATACGCTTTGGCGCTATTACTAAAGCCTTAGTCACCTCAACATAATCATATTTTAATACTTGAAAAGCTGTTAGTGTTGTTACTGTTTTACCGAGGCCCATGTCTAAAAATAAGCCGCAGCGTGGATTATCTATTATGTGTTTAATGCAATGCTCTTGGTAGGGATGTAGGTCGTTTCTATTCATAACTTATTATGCTGTTTAATTTTTCATAGGAATCTATTACATGAACTATAAAACCTAATTTTGTGAGGATTCTATGCCAATAAAGCTGTAATTTACGTGGCTTTTGTCCCTTAGATTTTATTTCGGCAAAAAATATTATACCACCAGGTAACAAGCATAGCCTGTCTGGTATACCGTTACTATTAAGCGGTACTAATTTTATACATTTTCCACCAAGCAGCTCTATACGCTCAACAAGTTCACGCTCTAAGTATTTTTCGGAATCACGATTGCTTCCTTTTATAGTATCTTTGCCTGCCATATATTGAAAAAGTTTTTAGTTTATTTACATATTCCCAGCCGGGTAACATAAGCATAATATCGTGCAATTCTTTAGAAGCTTTACGTGTAAGCTGCGCCCGGTCTTGACCAAGGCACTCACACCAAATTTCGTGTAACGCTACGACATCACGCGCGCGGCCTGTATGTTCGGCGCCAGATAAATAATCTTGCCGTAAGCTGAGCCCCATAGAATCCCAGTTATCAGGTATAGGTATGTTAAGATAAGCTTCTATTAAGCCTTGGCGCGAATCAAACTCAGTATAATCTTTCTGTTCTTCAGAAGCTGCAATAGTAAGATTCTTAGGTAAATACAGCTTCTCGCCATTTTTATACAAATTATACGCCTCGGCCCATATTTGGTCAATTTCTTCTTGCGTTAAGTCATCGGCTACATTTTTTATAGCTCCATTCTTTACTTGAATAGGCAAAAAACGACGGTTACCGGTAGAATCATGTAAAAAGGCAGAGCTATTGGTCGTACCAATAAAAATACATTGGCGCTTATATGTTGTTATTGTTCTGGCGTAAGCTGCACGATAAGAGTCTTCACATTTTGTTATAAAGTGCTTAATAGTCTCAATTTCAGAACGACGGAAGCCCGCAAGTTCTGCTATTTCAATAAGCCAAGCGCCGCGCAGTTGCTCAAAACTCTCTTTACCTTGAACAGTTATAAATGTATCGGAAAACCATTGCTGACCCAGCTTAGCTATGAATGTGCTTTTATATGTAGCCTGTTCACCTACCAGCACCATAACGTAATCAAATTTTTTGCCGGGTTCAAAAACTCGTGCGACCGCCGCGCATAATACCAGGCGCATAACAGCTTTTGTATAGTCCGTATCATCAGCGCCGAAATAATCTTGTAATAAATAGTTAACACGTTCTATGCCATCCCAGGTTAAGCCTTCAAGGTATTTACGTATTGGATGAAACTGCTTATGCAAAAATTCAAGCTGCAACGAATCATCTACTTTTTGTGGAGCTACTATGCCATAAATACACTCAAGATAATTACGTAAGCCGGCATAATCGGCGTCATTAAAAATACTTGGTTTATCTATATCATGCCAAGGTACAGCGTGCATTAGATAATTTTTCTCATCAAATGAATTATTAGCAAAAGCATCTTTTATGTTAGTATCATTTTTTATTATTTGTACTATATTATAGGCACTATTTATAAATTTACCAGATTTGTCCATTTGTAATGAAGATACCCAATCCTCCGCGCTGTTATCCTCAGTAGTCTTAAAATTTATAACAGGCGACGCGAAATCAAGCTTAGCTGTTTCAAAAGACTCATGGGCCATTTGCTGCTTCACCTTAGCATCTGTAATAATAAAGTCTTGCATAGCTTTATTACTAGCCTTTTCACCAGAATTAGGTGTGTCTAAGCCGCCAAATTTGTGAATACGCACCAAGTCGTATGCATTACACAGACGCCCAGTCGCCGGGTCGGAGCCGTGGTATGAATAGCTATAAAGCCCTTCATATATAACCACGCCAGCTTTTGTCGTACCAGGTATGTACGTATAACGGTCTTCGCCTTCGTACTTGTATATATCTGGTAAAAATTTTTCTATAGCCTCATATATAGAATAAGTTCTGCAAAATAAACCGACTAAACCTTCTTTTTCAGTTGGATTAGCTACTGTATCGTCAAAGTCCGGTATACTCTTTTGCGTAGTAACGCCAGGCCATTCTCTCATGTCTTGCCAGTTAACATATTGACCGAGTATTAAGTCCGGGTCTAGTATCGGACCTTCTACCTCTTCAAATACATAATCTACATCTGACGGTATGGAAGGCCAAAACATTAAACGACCAGGCTGAAATGTTGTTTTATCAAAATATTGTAAACCGACATTTTGCGCTAATTTACGCGCTATAGCCTCATATTCTATCGGATTAACAGAACGAGTCAACGGAATTAGTACTCTTAGCCTGAGGTTATCAGGCGTAGATTTATGCGTGCTATGAATTACAGCTTTATAACCTAACATGAACTTATACATATCAAGTAAGTCGTTGTTGGCGTAATCAGCATCTAGCGCTATTAAGCTGCGATTCATTATATGCCCTTTGCTGCGTTTACCTGAAGATAAATAGCCGCCTACAAAGCCGCCAACGTCTTTTATTTTTAGCTGAGCATCTTTATCTAAGCGCTTAAATTGCTCTGCGGTTTCAGAAGTAACTATTGGCTCTCGCAGCTTATCTACGAAAGCTTCCCAAGATATATCTTCGTTTTTCCAGTGTTTACTTAAAATGCTGGAACTATATGCTATTTCCATAACTAGTCTTTCATGTAAAAATCAGATACAAAGCCTTCGGCGCGAAGCGGTAAATCTGATGCCCATGTTGGCGTTTCGGTCATCACTTTTATCATTTCGCACAAATCATTTTCTGGTGATTCTACTATAACCTCATCATGCACGTGCATAACAATAGAATACCCAGCTAAATATAAATTAATCATAGAGTTACCCAATAAATCACGGGCGATAGCCTGCACAGCGTTCTCAGTTAATTTGCCGCCATATGTATCAATATCACCGTAAGTTGAGGTGCCAGGAATTTCACCTTTGTAATATATGGTATCAACCTGCCGCCCGAATTTATACTCAGACTTTAGATGCGCGCCAAAATAGTATAATTCACGGCCAGACGGTAGTTGCATAGAAAGATATGGTGCTTTATATGAAAACATTATCTTGCCGTCGGCCGCATAGCATTTTTTACTGTGTGTTATAGCACGCTTCGCGTTCAATTCTAAATCGTCCCAAAGTGCGACTATATTAGAATTAGCATCGCGCCAGCGTTTTGTTAGGTCTTTCATTTCGTCTTTGGTGAGACCCATTTTCTCACCACCCATATTGGACAAAGCGCCGACAGAGCCGCCGTAGCCTAAGGCCAGCTCCGCAATCTTGGACTTCTGCCGTAAGTCAGAGCCCTTTGTAATACTTTCGATTGGTACGTTAAACATTCTTGAGCCTGTAGCCTCATAAATCTTGCCGTCGCCGTGGAATACTTCCAAACGCCAAGGTTCATTAGCTAACCATGATATAACCCTAGCCTCGATGGCTGAGAAGTCTGCGACTAAAAACTTCTTTCCTTTTTCAGGAATAAAGCAAGTACGAATAAGCTGTGATAGTAAATTAGCTATGTCACCATAATACATTTCGCAAAAAGCCAGGTTCTCCTGCTTAACATCCCGGCGTGCTTGCTCAAGATTTTTAATATAATTACGAGGCAAATTGTGTAACTGAACTAAACGGCCGGCCCATCTACCGGTTCTGGCTGCACCGTAAAATTGGAACGTGCCGCGCACCCTGTTATCTGAATTGCGGCAATTTAGCATTGCAGTATATTTTTTAACAGATGACTTGCCAAGGCTTTTACGGGCTTGTAACACGTCGTGTACGGGGCCTGACGTATATACCTTAAGCGCATCAGAAACCGATTCCGCGGTTAATGAACTAAATGGCTCACCAGTTTCTTTGGTTAACCAATCTTTTAGCTGCGCTACTGAATTGGGGTTACTCGCGCCGGTTATATTCTTAACGGTCTCGAGCAACATATCAGTATATTCTGTACTGAGTTCAATAGCTTTTTCTGCCAGAACGGTATCAATATAAATACCGGTATCATTTATACTTTGGTCTAAGGCATATAATCTACGTTCCGCAAACGGTATTGATGCGAAACTCAGTTTGTTGTAAATCTCGCGCTCAGACAGCACGTCATATACATTATAAGTTATATACTGTGTCCAACGTGACATATCGTCCTCGGGATAATGCCTATAAAGTCCTTTAGTTTTTGACTTATTATAGCAGCTAAAATAACGTATTAAAGCCTTGCCAGCGGCCTGCTTTTTATCGGACAAGTCTAAAACTTTTGATACTTTGTCCAACGACAAAGGCAAGCCACAATATCCGGCCTTAACCAAAGTACAGCACCAGTCTATCGGTTCGGTGTGAATGCCTATTCTATTAAAGCAGCGACGTTCAAAAGAAGCATTATGCGCTACTTTTCGTATGTCTTTGTTTTTTAAGTCATTTACAAAAGATTCCGGTATTCCGTCAATAAAATCCACAAAAACCAAATTCTCATTGGCATATACATACTCACAATTTTGCATTAAATCATATACATGTACGGGCTCATCATCATAAGCAAAACCTATAAGAAGTATTTCGAAGTCATCAGATTCTATATATTTATAGGAGCCGCATTCTTTTATGTCGACCCCTGAAAATGTTTCTATATCAATAAAAAGTGTGCGCATTTTTTAAGTAAAAAATCCGGCGCCTATAGCATCAGCAAGTAACCAGCAAAAAACGCTACAAAAAAATCTGGTATAGCTGATGCGTGCGCCGGGATTGAAAGTTTTTTATCGTGTGCTAAAGTAAATCGTCATCGTTAGACGTAGAGCCGCTGCCAAAATCGTCAGCTGCTGTAGAACCACCAATAAGTGGCTCGCCATCTTTTAGCTTCTGAATATTCTGAAGCCCAGCAGCAATGCCCTTAGAGTTAACATTGTAGCCGTAGAAGTTAATTGACACGCGGCCATAGCAACCCGAATAGAACTCGGAAGCGTCAATAATCGGGTTGAGGTTTTCGTCGACAACTTGCGGACGGCGCGTAGTGTTGGCGTTGATGAAATAACAGCCCGCAAAGGCCTCATCGTCGGGACGTTCGTCATCGCCATCGCGCAGCGGAACCTTAAGGTTGCTGGGAATCTTACCATTCTTGTCTTGAATGGTTGATTTGTAAGTCTCTTTTGCGGCCTCGATGGCTTTTTTGATTTTAGTGAGTGTGTCTTTGTCAGACTTAGGAATGAGGACACACACCGAGTATTTGGCTTTTTCGCCCTCGTTCATCGCGTGTGGTTCAAATGCGTGCACATAGCTGAAGCGCACTAATCCTGTTACTACTTTTGTTGGTTGTTCTGCCATTGTTTTTTAATTTTTAAAGTGAATAATAAATTATGGTTTTTTACATAAGAAAATCTTCATCTACTGAGCTAATAGCCTCAGTGCGCTTATCAGACTCAAGTGCTGCGGCTTTATAGCTTGTACTTTTGATAAACTTAGAGAATACTTTTTCAAATACCTTTTTGCCAACAGCTTTTTCAATAGTAGAAAAAGGCTTAATTGTAGGCGCAGTATATAGAATATCTGTGGGTAATCCAGCCTCCTCGGCCGCGGCTTTAATCGCATCAGCGTCGGCAGTCTCATCACGCCAAGCACGCCGTGTGGAGCTTTCTACAAGTTTGAGGCCTTTGATGGAGCCGCCCTGTTCCAAGAACGTCTTAATATAGTTATTAACGGCGTCAAGCCACTCTTTGAACTCTTTGCTGCGTTTGAATATATCTACAAGTTCTTTGTCGGTTAGAAAGTCTGCTTGCCGAAAATCATACTTAGCAATTTCAAGCTGCTTATCCGCAAGAGCTTTACATGTAGGATTGCATTTACAAAATTTACACCAAGGACCTGCTTGTGCATAACCCGCGCCTTCAAAAGCTAAGGCCGCACGTCCAGAAACAGTAAAAGCCCAGTCGAGTAATTCAGTAGTAGATAAAGAATATGTATCAATATGATTTAAGCGAGGCTGTACTATATTAAGCGTAATGTGCTCAACGTTATAAAGAACGGAAACGAAGTCTAGCGCGCCGAGTGCATAGAGCTTGAGCTGTGAGTTTTCGAAAGCGTCCACTTTAACACCCTTACCATACTTAAGGTCTATTATATGCAGCGTATCATCTGAAACAACAATCGCATCAGCAGTGCCATAACATTCTGGCACGTACCTTTTTAAATCGAGTTTCTGCTCTACAAAAAGCTTGGCACCTGAGCCTTCCCCAGCGAGTATATTAAGAACGAAGTCAACATAACTCACAACATAGTCGGTCATATCGGTCTCGAACAAATCATCATTGCGTAGTTTATCAAGATTGGAATTGTACTCTACTTCGCTAATATAACCAGCTGCGTGGTTAAGCTCGTTCTCGGCTAATGCATGCGCTAAGGTACCCTCAGCCGCATACGGCGAAGGTGTATCGGGAATCTCAGCCTCAAGGCGCGCGCTCGGTGGACAATTAAGCCACCGAGCGGCCTTTGATGGTGATAATAATGCGTGTCCCATTACTTCAATTCACAGCTGAGGAAAACATAAAAGTCTTCAAAGTACTCCGGGCTGAGGCTTGAGATATTACTCGCGCCGTATTCGGTAAGCTTGGCCTTAATGGCATCACGGTGCTTGTTGATTTTTTCTTTTGCGGCTTCCCGAATGTCGTCCAAAGTAACGGCTGAGTCCTCATGCTCTTCTTGAACCGGCGCCTGTGTAGGTTCTGCTTTAGGTTCTGCTTTAGGCGCTGGAGCGGGAGCGGCCTTAACTTCTGCTTTTGGAGCCGCAGCGGGCTTAGCTTCAGCCTTTGGAGCTTGCACTTGTGTAGGCTTAGCTTCAGATGCGGGTGCTTCGGTATTTTGCTTTTCGGTCGTTTCGTGACCAGCGTTAATGCTGACTTGCCCTTGGCCGTCAACATCAATAGTAATAGTAATTCGCATAGCGTTTATAAATTTGAATGAGCAAAAATAAGAATTTTTAAGACTCAATTTTGATTTTTTGCATATTTTAGCTTTTTTTAACACTTATTAGTCTTTAAGAAGCTAAGAGCCTCTGTGAAGAGGCTCTTAGCACGTGTAAAGAAGTTAACGGTAATAGGTTCTAGGCATCTTCAAGATTTGTCATATTGTTTGCTCATGACGATTAGTTAAAATAATTCGCTCTTTTAACTTCTCTGCCGCTGCTTTCATTTTCTTTGCGTTGGCAGCGAGCTGCTCTTTTGTTGCTTTTTTAACTGTTACTGCCATAATTTTGATATTTTAAGGATTTGTAAATCCGTTGGTATTGCCCATCCATGACGCCACGTCGTAGGCGGTTGAATACGTTGTTTCTCCCGCTGTTATTGGCGGTGTCGGGAAGTCGAAGTTGAGCGTTGTTCCGTCGTCAGACATGTTGAAGGTGCAGCCATAGTACATGGAGTAGCAGCCGCCGCCGCTGATGGTGGTGACGTTTGGCATCGCGGCCGCAGCTGTGAGAGCGGTGCAGCCTTGGTACATGCCGGCGCAGCCGTCTTCGCCGATGGTGGTCAGTTGTGGCATATCAGCCGCAGCTGTCAGAGAGGTGCAGCCATCGTACATGGAGGCGCAGCCGCCTTCGCCGATGGTGGTCAGTTGTGGCATATCAGCCGCAGCTGTCAGAGAGGTGCAGCCATAGTACATGGAGTAGCAGCCGCCGTGG